ACTCCCGTGCGCCGATCGTTCTGAACAGCCAGAGCTCCACCGATCCAAATCCGTACCGCTGGATCTCTCCGACTTTCACCAACACTGGCACTCTCTGGCTGCACTTCCAGTATGGGAACGTGGACGGTACTGCTACAGTGTCCGGCGGCCAGATGGTAGTCGTCTATGCCTCAGACGGGAACCCTGCAATCTTGGTACGTGGGACCGGTACCGCAGGGCAGGTCAAGCTCTCGAAGCGGTCGACTGGTGGCACGTTTACTGACCTTGCTACCTGCACCTCCGGTGCGCTACCAACGATCGGTGTCACTCAGGTAGACCTATTCATCAACTATGCGGTCTCCGGACAGGCGACGCTCTACGTCAACAGTGCCTCGATCTGTACCTTCAGTGGCGACGTCACCACTGACAGTCGCACCCAGCTAAACCAGATCGCCTACGGCGCGATGACGAATACCACCGACACCTATTCAGAGACGATCGCAGCGGATGCTGATACTCGAGCAATGGCTCTGGTCACGATGGAGCCTGCTTCAGCAGGTAATGCGACAGCGTGGACCGGGACCAACCCCTGTACCGCGATCGTCAACTCGACCACCTTTAACGACGGCACCTTCATCAGCAGCGCGACCAACAACCAGTTGAACCAGTGCGGTGTCAAGTTCGGGAATGCAAATACAACCTTCCCCTCAGGCAGCTTCTCCGTCAATGCAGTCGTAACATCGTTCCGTGGGCAGCGAGGGGCTAGCGGACCACAACACATTGAGCACAACCTCCGTACCGGAAGTGTCGACTCGAACTCGTCGGATGTCACAGTCACAACCAGCTTTGCCAACTACTACAACGTCTGGGCGACCAATCCAAACGGTGGAGGCGCCTGGGCAGTCTCGGACCTTACTGCAGCTGGCTTTAACATCGGCGTGAAGAGCACCCCATGATCAAGCGTCTACTACTCGCTGTCCTACTTGTAGCCTTATTATGGCCTCTATCTGCTAAGGCAGCCTTCGATGCTGCCTCGAAGAGCAACGGAGGAAGCTGGTCGACGAACGTCTCTAGCTTCAGCTGGTCGCACACGACCTCCGGGTCGAACCGCTTCCTCGCCGTTGCTGTTTCGACGTTCAACTCGGCCTCTCGGACGGTCACAGGCATCACCTACAACGGTGTTGCCCTGACTAAGCTGGATGGAATCACAGCGGCGCAGGAGAGCAATAACCAGGACTTCGAGGTCTGGTACCTGGTCAATCCTGCGTCAGGATCGAATACCATTGCGGTCACCCTCTCCGGAACAACTAGCTTCACGATGGGTGTAGCAACGTCGCACAACGCGATCACTCAGACCGGTACTATCGACAGTCATGCTATCAGCCAAATCACCACCGCTACCGACAACGAGAATCTGTCGACTACTGTCGTGTCATCACAGGCATCTCTACTTAGCTTTGCCTGGTCTCGGGTCAGCCCTGCTACCGGACCAAGCACCAATAGCACTACGGCTCCTACTTTCACAAGGATAACCACTAACGACTCGTTGATAGCTGGTGACTCCGGAGGCAACGTCGGAACAGGCAGTAAGTCGCAGGGCTACTTCAAGTCGGGAGCGACATACTGGCCCGGGATCGCAACGTTCTCGATCTTAACTGACAACGCTGAGGCAGCCCCTGCAGCCGTCCCTAAGATCAATTCTTTCGGGATCGTCGAGAACGCTGACGACCGGGTGAGCAAGCTCAACTCTTATGGCATCGTTGAAGCTACAGGCGAGGGAGTGTCTAAGATAAACTCCTACGCCATTGTCCAAGGAGCTTCGGGAGTGTCTAAGATGAACGGCTACGCCGTTGTGACAGCCCTACCCGCTTCGGGCCCAGCCAGCGTATTCTTCCAGCCCTTCACCCACCCCTGATATCGGCGACGGTCAGTTGGTGATGGTGATCTTCGGCTTCCATTCACCACAGCCTTCCTCGTGCTCGCCTACACAGGCGTAGTATGAAGTGTACATGAAGAGAGGCTGACCATCAGGCTGACGACCCATCAGGGTAGCCGAGGCGTGTGGAGGCATCCGTTTGCAGATCAGTTCAAGTCCGGGAGAAGGCGCCGGATTGGCTCTTGAGAACTTGCAGCGCCCACAAACTTCGCTAGTAACGACGTGGATCGGTGCGGCCATTGGTCATAATCCTTGCTGGTCGATGATTTCTTCCGTAAACGATCTGGTCCAGTAATAAGCGGGCCCTCCCAGCAAGTCCTGGGTTTTCCGCCTGCGAGGCAACATGGTTCAGGCGCGTGATAGCTTGGTTCGTGGTCATACGCTCGTCACTACGACCATGCCAAGCAGCCGATACCTTAAAGAACTCTGAAGCCAGATCGTCGTCCATCCTCTATCTACCCTGTCTAGCTCGATCCCTGTCTGCCTTCTCAACAGCGACCTTCTCACAGACGGCTTCCAATAGTCCAAGCACCCGTCTGTCTATGTTGTCGAGTACTGCGTGATCAACTTTGACTGCTCCTGACCATCCTCGTAGTAACCGGAGGTCCTCGTCGCGTTTCACCGTGATGATCTTAGTCTTCCCTGAGCCGTAGTCGGTGTAGTTTATCTCTGGGCGGTGCACCTTGATGAGGTCGCCGATATAGCGACCGACTCCCGGATCGTGAGTGACGATCACTGTTGGGACATCGGGGTCGATGGACGTGATCATATAGAACGTCCTACCTGATCCTCGACCCCCGTTGCGGAATACGATCTCTCGAGCCTCTCGAACTCCATTGTCCGGGTGCAGGGTTGGTCTCGCCCGAGCGGGGGCGGGGGCACGCATTAGTCGGGGTCCTTATCGTGCCACTCGAGGCCGTCCGATTCGAAGGTCCAGTTTCCTGGGGGCTCACAGGGTTGTGGCGTAGTACCGACCTTACCCGTAAGGTAGGTTACGCCTTTGGAGGTGTCCTCCAGCTTGAACACGTCTCCGACCCGGAGCCGTTCAAACTCGACCTCTTGCCACTCGCCGTTAGCTCCTCGCTTCCAGGTACGGCGGAACTCTATTCCTGATTCCATTAGTCGGCGGCTCCTCTGCCCAGCTCGGTGTATTCTGCGTCGGTGACGAGGTGAATCTTAGACTGGAGATACTCGTTCCAAGCCCCCTTGCGGTCGGTGCCTCGATAAACACCCCAACGGCGACCGACTGAGGTGTCTGCCTTGAATGGCACTCTGGTAATGCCCCAGGTCTTCGGCGCTTGTTCTAAAGCTTCCGCAACCATATGGCGAGCTTCCCTTACGACACCGATGTCGTCAGGAACATCCAGTAAGATTTCGTCGTGCACCAAAAAGACAGTGTGTACATCAAGTTTGCGGAAAGGCACAGCTAATTGATTCGACGCTTCGAGGACAATGTCATTGGCGATCGACTGCTCTGGGAAGTTCGCAGCCTCGTTCTGGAGGCCATGAACGTTCTCTCTCGTGACGATCCAGTGCCTCTTCTTCCTTCCGAAAGGAGTCACCATGGTCTTCATCTCGAGGGGCTTCTTTCGACAATCCTCGATGAACTTCCACGCAACCGGGAACTTGTTCTTCCACATGTCGATGTAGCCTTTAGCCTCACCGACAGGGATGCCGAACTCCATTGCGATGGAAAACTCTTCTCGACCGTAGATGATCCCGAAGTTGAGAGCCTTTGCCCTCATGTACTCTTCGTTGCCCCACTTGAACTCACCGCTCTTCTTGCCTTCTGTCGTCCCTGGCGATCCCCAGATCTCGCATGCGACTTCTCTGTGGAGCTTGCGTGTGTTGGAGAGGTAGATGGCACAGAGCTCGGGGTCTCCTGACATGGCAGCAAGTACTCGAAGCTCCGCCTGATCAAGGTCGGCTTTGAGGAATAGCCGGCCCCCTCGAGCCATGCCTCCGATGACAGCCGGCTCACCCGAGAAGCCTTTAGTAATGAGGTAAGGCTTGGGTAGTTCGAGAATTCGGGACTGCTGAGGGACCTCGAATGCGAACATGCCCCTAAGGCGTTTGTCTCGAGGGATGTTAGCGACGACCTTGTGCGAAAGTCTGCCAGTGCGCGTTCCATGGATAAGTAGTCCCGGATGAATTCGTCCAGTAACGGGATCGATCGCTCTGAGGAGGGCATCTGCATACGTCCCCTTAGCCTTCTGGGCTACCTTGAAAGCCCTGTACGCTTTGACAATCGGCGACTGAGGTAGCTTCGCTACTACCTCCTTCTGGGTAGAACGCTCATGCCCTTCGGGGATGTCATACTTCAGGACGTCGAAGAAGATCCAGGCCATCTGTTGTGGGGAGCCTGGATTGATGTACTTATCAACACCGAGCTTCTCAGCCTCCTCCTGAACCACTGCTATGGACTCGTCGAGGACCTTCTGGAGGCGTCTCTGCTGCCTCTCCAGAGCGAACCTGTTCCCGGGCATGCCACGGCGTTCGATCCAATACGCCGTTTCCGAGAATCGGAGGAGATGCTGGTACAGTTTCTCTTGTACCGGATCCTCCCGTACTCGGCGACGCATGATGTCTCGAATGCCGCCTGTCGAGCCGACGTCCAATGCCAAATAGTTGTACAGGATCGTACGGGGGATCCTACAATACGAATCTTTCTTCCTAGGAACCCACTGCTTGATAATGAACTTGTAGTCTGGTGCTCCCAGTAGGTCCGAAGCAACCTGCTCTAGATCGTGGATGCCTCTGTTCTCGTCGAGCACATAGGACATCAACATCGTATCTTCGTCGACCGCAACCTCTGCCTCTTGGCCAATAGAGAGGTCCTCGTCTTCCAGACCCGAGCCGGGAGCCCTCATAAATGAGATGTCGAACTTGCCGTTATGCCAGCAGAGCTTACCCTTGCCTATCGGCTTGCCGGCGGCGGAGAACTTCATATGCCCGCGGTACTTCCGGAAGAAGCCTCTCAGGTATGGAATCATGGATGGCTGACCGTCCATCCACGTCTCGTGGGCCTGCAACTCGATCATCCGGTCAATCGATCGAATCGCTCCTGGGAAGATGTACACCAGCCGGGGGTCCTTCGACATCCCTAGAGCCAGTATGTCATCGACTCTGGGGTTGAACCCCGTCGTCTCAATGTCACAGTCGATAACTGGTGCCTTGACTAACTTCTTGATTGCTCGACGGACCCTGTCGGGTGTATCGCATACCAGGTAGAATGTCTTGACGGGGCTTTTGAGAGGATGTCCCCGGAGGATGTCAAGGGCGTAGTTCATGTCCATCTTGTACTGACGATAGTTGCCAGTACCACGCATGATGCCTGCGGGATGAACTACCGGCAGGATCCCATGTTCAGCCAAGGGACTAGGAATAGGTTGACCTCGAACCTGGGTGATCTTATAGTTCATATTCCCTGTCAAGGACCAGAGGGCAAAGTTCCCCATTGCTACTACGAGCTTACGGGGATGCCTGGCTACCTGCTCTAGCAGACGGTCACGACATGTGACCATTGCCCTCTTGACGTTGGCGATATTCTTCTGCTGGTTCTTGGTCCTCGGAGGTCTGCACTGAGCTGCATTGAGGATGAGGAACCCATTCGGGTCCATGCCCTCATCCCTGAGCGTCTGTAAGGGAGGGAATGTACCCCAGAATACCTCTCCTGAAGGACCTATTAGAGGCAGCCGTTGGCCTGGTCTGATCTCTTCTTGGCCGGGTGCCTCGCCCACAAAGACTATCGGTGCATCCATCCTCCCGCGCGAACCACACTTGGCTCCCCCGTAAGGGCATCCAAGACACTTCGGCATATCCGTGTCAGCGAAGTCCCACGCTGGACCTGCTAGGAGTTTGGGCATTTACAGCCACTCCTCCTTGATTTCGGGGATATATCTGGGAAGGTTCTTATGTGCAGCTTCGAACCAGACTCTGACAGCTAGGAGGTTCTCGCCGACCATGAGGTTCAGGTGGCCATGGGGGTCCTCCCAGAAGGTCCCTCTTGGCCCTGCTTGATCTCCTTTGTGTAGTAAGTCGATCGAGCGACCTGCTTGGCCGAGTCGAACAGGTACTGCCGAATCAATCCCCGTAACTCCTGGACAGGCTGTACACCAGGCATCGTCGAGGACGTTCTCGCTGAACCCCAACAGATGAATGTCGATTATCGGCCTTCTGAGCCTGTAGTTCAACAGAGGATAGAGCCCTACCATCCTTGTGCCGAACTTGTCACATACTCGCCGAGGTACTGAGATCCATCGAGCTCCCCGATCAACGATGTGATCCAGGCTGGACCAGAGAAACGACTCTGAGAAGTCCGACAACCTATCGCCCTGGACGACGTACATGTACTCGACACCGCCGAGCTCCGGCCTGGACTTCAACTTCTCGAGGTAGTCAGCCGACTGCTCTAGGGTAACAACCGGATCGTCGAACTTATCCGGCAGTACGATGATACACTGGTAGTCAGGGCCAAGAATCCCATAGGCTTCTACCATCGTATCCACATCGACGGGAGCTCCGAGCTCGATGATCGAATTGTCGATGATGACAGTCGAGTCTGGAGGGAGTGTGCGGCAGTTTCTCCACTCATCCGGGTTGGCGACGATATCATGGGCAAGCACCAAGTGGTACTTCCCTAACATCCTGTCGCCATGTAGCTCACGAATCTTCCTCAGGAGGCGAGCAGGACCAATAGGTGCAAACAAAGCCATTAGATGTCTCCTGCCTCAGACTTAGCCCACCAAGCTTCAAACTCGGTCTCGGTTCTCGATAGATTGTGCAGATGGTGGTACCGGAGCAATTCTTTCTCAGGTACCTTATCGCTGATCGCATGCATTGCGGGCCTAATGATGATGTGCCTCTCACTGAGGGGCATATCATCATACCCTTCAGGCTTGAGGCTGAGCAGCTCTTCAGGCCAGCTCCAGCAGTTAAATTCGTTCCAGTATCGGGCTAGAACCTCCACAGGTTTGTCGAGGTCTACTGCCCAGAGGTCTATTGGATCAGCCATTATCTTATTATACCATATGTGCCTTGGTCATTGCAAGAGGGTAAATAATGGGAGGGCCTACCCTAACTCCCGCAACCGGTATTGTTGCCGCAACGGCGACATCTGAGGCAGGTACCGTCCCACTCCATCTCGTTGCCACAGACACTGCAAGCGTTACCGGACGCAACCATCCGAACTGGCGACGCTACAACTCCAGCAGTCCCCATCAGGGAAGAATGTTCTGTCTGATGCTGTGGTTGGAATGCAACCGGATTGAAGTGCATCGCGTGGTCTGTGTCAGGGGGTACCTGGACTAAGTCCATACGCTTGAGGTAGGTAAAGCCGATCTCGCGAGCAACCAGATCGATGACGGAGGTGCATGACTTAATGTGGTCGTGCTCCTGAACGAACCCAGCAGGCTCGAATCGGGTATGCAGGAACGACTCAACGAGCTTCTCAGTCGGCGCTCCGTACTGCCTTGCAAGTGAGACAGCCTTAGCCCACTGACCTAGGACCGCCTGCAGCATCGACCCGTCCTTGCCCATATCGACGAACACTTCAGCGAACGAGTGGTCGTCAGGGTACTCGGAGGTTCGGATATGGATCACTTGGTCGTTGATGCGAACCTTCTGTGCCGGTCCATATCGCCTGTTGGGAGGGTACTTCCTCTCGCCCCTCTGCATCGATCCGTTCGTCTTGTCATGGCCGTTGCTGTGCGTCCTCTCTGCTCGGAGCTCCTCTATGGATGTGTGACGTACTAGATCGGTCTCAGGGATGAAGGGCTGGTCGTCTGGGCGCTCGACGGCCGGCTGCTGCTCGGTTTGGACTGGTTGGGTGAGCTTGCAGTTGTTTCGGTATAGGGCGACAGCCTTGCACTTCAACCGCTCAGCAGCCCGGTAAAGCATGTCGACGTCTTCGTAGGTTGCTGTCTCAGGCAGATTGCACGTTTTGCTCGCCGCTCCAGACAGGAACGGCTGGATGGCCGCCAGCATCTCGATGTGGGCCATCGGCCGAATATATCTGGTGGTCTCCTTACGGTCTAGAGCGCAGTCGAAGACTGGGAGGTGCTCCGACCAGATACCTGCGACGTGATTCTCAGTCGCAACTGCTAGGTGCCCGTTCTCCTCGACGAACTTGAGAACGGCCTTCAGATGGTCGCCGTTGTAGCCGAGCTTAATGAGGCCTTCTTCGACTGCTTGACACACGAACTTATCCGAGCCGCCTCCGGCGTAGTTCTTGTAGCGCACTAGGGAGGTCTCGGGTTCGCAGCCTGTTGTGTCGACGTCCATCAGGAGTCCGATAGTGCCTGTTGGGGCTAGCAACGTCCCCTGTGCATTGCGGAAGCCAACAGTCCCTGCATCATTTACGACCAAACTCCAGTAGCGCTGAGCTGCAACTAGCAACTGCCCAGACCACTCGTCCGTCTGAAGGCCGTCCAGGGCAGCAGCATGCATGCCCATCACAACGGCCATGTAGTGTTTGTTGCGCTCCCATGCTGGGAACGGGCCGATCTCGCCAGCCATCTCTGCGGAGGTGCTGTACGCTACAGCTGTCATTAGAGAGGTCAAAGCTGCTGCGAAGTTGCGCCCCACCTCAGAGTCGTATGGGATGCCTGAACGCATCAAGAGGCCGCCGAGATTGGCGTAGCCTAACCCCAGCGTCCGATACTGCATAGTGTTGTGTGCAATGTTCCGGGACGGGAACGAAGCCATCTGGATTGAGATATCCAGAGTGACTGTCCACAGCCTCAAGGCGTGGATGTATGCGTTAACATCCACACCACCATTAGACCCACGGAACTTAACCAGGTTGAGCGAAGCAAGATTGCAAGCAGTATCGTCGAGGAACATGTATTCGGAGCATGGATTAGAGGCATTGATGTCTCCATCCGCTTTGCAGGTGTGCCAGTCGTTGATCACGTCATGGAACTGCATACCTGGGTCAGCGGTAGTCCAGGCAGCTCGAACGATCTTGTCCCAGAGACCCTTGGCCGATACGGTCTTCATCGGCTTGCCAGTAGTCCTGGCGATCAAGTCCCAAGGCTTATCTTCGTCGACGGCTTGTAGAAACTTCGAGGTGATCCTGATCGAGTTGTTTGCGTTCTGCCCTGAGACCGTCTCGATCGGGACTCCCTCCCAAGAGTTAGCCTCGTAGACTTCCCATTTGAACGGCTCGTCTCGCTCTGCAGCGTAGCGCACCCGGTTGATAATCGAGTCAGGGACGCCATCATCACGTGCAGCATTTACACGCTCCTTATAGAGAACCGAACTGGTTCCCCATCTCAGAACTGCCTCGTGGATGCCTCTCAGATGTCGTGCTGTGACTTTCGACCCCACGGCGATGTCTGAGGCCTTGTTTTCTTCTCCGGACTTCCACTCGATGAACTCTCCGATGTCTGGATGGTCCACATCGATACAGACCATCTTGGCAGCTCTTCGAGTGGTACCGCCAGACTTAATTGAACCAGCCGCTCGATCACCGATCTGTAGAAAGGACATGAGACCGGAGGAACGACCTCCACCCGAGAGTCCTTCCCCTTCACCACGGAGACTAGAAAAGTTTGTACCGGTGCCAGAGCCGTGCTTGAAAAGACGCGCCTCCCGAACCCATAGGTCCATAATGCCGCCTTCATTGACAAGATCATCCTGGACTGGCTGGATAAAACATGCGTGCGGCTGAGGCCTGGAGTATGAATCATATACTCGGTCAACGTAAGGATATGTAACTCCATCTGCGATGTTCCCGTCCCAGAGTACCGTCCACTGACCGGAATCCGGTCCCTCGATGCCATAGGCCCAATGCAGTCCGGTATTGAACCACTGAGGCGAATTGGGTGCAGCGTACTGCATGGCAAGCATCCAGTACATCTCGTCATAGTAATTCCGGGCTGATACCCCATCCTTGATGAGTCCCATCTTCCAGGCCCAGTACGTCCAGCAGCCAGCCAACCGGTGAAAGGCCTGCTTCCCAGAGGTCTCGCCGATGTACTCGGCATCCATAGCCGGGATTGAACGCTGTATCCAGCCGGGCATATCCGATTCTTCAGGAGAGTTGAAGCGGATAGTCCTTGTTGGGACGCCGCGCTTCCGAAAGTACTTCTGGGATAGCATGTTCGTCGCCGTCTGCGACCACTGCTCCGGGACTTCAACGTCGTCTTGATGGTGTATGACCTTCCCAGTTCTCATGTCTTCGATGTGGGAGGCCATCCGCTTCCAGACAATCTGTTCTTCGACAGGTGTCCCTGCAGTAGTGAATCGGCGAACGATCTTCATGTTATCCTCAGCTGTGTTGGTCTTGTTGTCTAGTAACCATAACCCTAGGATGGTCAAAGCGCCTCACAACGGCCTGTTGCCGGAGCCTATGCCTTCGAACATACCCGGAAAGGGTCCCAAGAGAAACCCCTAGTCGGTCTGCTGCCTGTGATAGATACAGTCGTTCAACGTTTAGCAGGTACCTGATCTCTTCTTCACGACCTTTCAGGGGAGACGGTTTCTTCGGCTCGACCCTGCTGCGAGAGGTAAGAGTATAGCGCCTCGACCAGATCTGGCGTTCAGTCAGGCCGTAGGCCTTCGCTATCGCCTTGTCTGGTATCTGCTTAGCCAGGATCGTATAATCCTGACCTACTGTGGTGATACGCTTCCTAGGCATCTAATCTAATGCGCACGATAGACGTAGCCCTCGGGTAGTGGAGCAACACGTTCACCAGGCAGCTGCTTCCGGTGCTGAATCCATCCCGGCAGGTTCCCATGGAGCTTGGGGTGCATCCACATAGGCTCTGCTCGGTAGGTGATGATCGGATTTGCCAGCTCGTCCGGAGTGCATTGGTGTTCAGAGGGCGAGGCATGGAGCGGGCGAAAGGTGATCAGCTTGTCATACAGGCCGATTGCCTTCTCAACTGTCATCCTGTTCCCAGTCTCAAAATCGACATAGGAGGTATGTGCACACCGGCCCACCGACAGCTTGATCGCCTTATTCAAAGTATCGTGTTCGGGCATGTAGCCCTCTCCAGGTCTGGAGGCCATCTCTTCGATGCTTATCCAGTCTTCGCCGTCGACGAACGGGGTATGCCATTGGCCGGGTTTGAGAAGCTTGGGGGTCGATTCGTTCCAGGCGCGCCAGAAGGACTCGGCGAACACGCGGATCTCGGGCTGGGCAAACTTGTCGAGCCGGAGACCAGCGAAGTTCAGCCAACAGTCTCGAGTGGCGGTCATCACCGTATAGGTCCAAGAGTACGGATCGAGGCGGCGGTTAACTGTCTCCTTCGCCTCGTTCGCCTCCATTGCAGTTCGGGCCCCTACACATGCAGCCCTAGCGTCGTCCTCAAATCTCTGCTGGGCTAGTAGAAGCTCTTCACCGGTAAAGGGTTCGCCGCCAGCCATGCCTGGAATGTTGCGACGGAACTCAACAGGCATCGCCAAACCTGTTCCACCTAGGATCTCGTCGATGAGACGCTTGGTCGGGATTGCTCGACTCGACCGGTCGGAGAGCGAGAACATCCTGTGACGGTTGCGCTCGGCTAGGACGAACTTGTGGATGTTGCCTCGGACAGTCGTCGTGCGGTACTCGTCGCCCATAGGATGGGCTGAGTCTAACACGATCTCGGCTACTGGCAGCTGGTATGCCATGTTCTTACTCCCTTCTGGGTTTGCTCGGAGTCTCTTTGCCGCCGAGGGCACGACCTCCGTCGGAACTTTGCATCGGAGGCGGTTCAGGCTTGTAGCCCGATTGCCAGGGAGACCTGCGAGTAGGATACTTCCTCACTTCGAAGCCTTCGTGAGAGCAACCCACTCCCTGACACAAGTGTAGGAACCTGCATTCCTTGTCTGGGTGGTATTCACACTGGGCCATGTTCTTTGGTCTCCGTTTGGGTCATCGCCTAGTAAGAGGCCCCGCCAGGTGCGCGGTCCCCGGTCAAAAAGACACCGAGCTATCCTCGGTGGGAAACATCACTGGGTGCTTGACTCTCCTGAGCCGTAACTGTAGGTGCCAGCTTACTTTCCTGAAGAACTCGTCGTATAGGAACGCCCAGAAGAAGGGGAAGGGGCCCCTATCCCCCTCTCTGGCCGTGGTATGTCGGGCAGCGCATGAACCACAGCGCTCGCGCATCTGCTGTGGGTGGATTTGTCCACGCATGACCAGGACAAAATCCCCCGCCATGACCATGCCCATGCACTGCCCGATCTGATTGTCGCAGAACGAGCACTTGCGGTACCCATCCTCTGACCATTGCCTCATTTTCATGCGCGATCGACCATGCTATAACGGGGTCCCCTAGCACAGTAGTTTCGGAGGGTTCCGCGGGATTTGGCTATGCTTCCGCTTCGCCCTCAGCCTCCTCGTGGAGCTCCTGCTTGAGCAGGTAGCCTTCGAGCGCCCAGATCTGTTCGCGGGCATTCGCAAAGGCAATCTTCTCGCCGAGCTCCTTGTCGAAGTTGTCCTCGGATGCCGGCGCCGATTTCCCGATCACTGTGTAACCGTTCTGCAGCGTCAGACAGCACACGGTCGTTACGGTGTTGGGGAAGACGTAGTATTGGGTCTCGGCGATTGTCGCATCGATCTTCTCCGGCGACAGACGCGGGGCGTCAAGTCCCTTGGCCTGGATCTCGTCTTCGATCCCTTGTTCGTCCCTTGGTGTCGACATCGTGGGCTCCTAACCTTCTGGTTGCAAACGCCGTACCAACCTCGATCGAATAGGCATCGAGGATCGTCTCGTCGCCCAGGACGGTACGCTCTTCCTGGCCGTGACATCGTACGATGTATAGAGTCTTCCTGACATGAGGCTGACGGATCTCCTCTATGCTGTCTACTCGCTTGTCGCAGACAGCACACCACGGGAGAACATCTGCAGCCTTAACCTTAGGTGTCGGCATTAGTCTTTGTACTTCGGGATTGGCTCGACATAGATTCGGTAACCTGCGAGAGTGATATTGCCGTGCCCCGTGACGTATCCGAACTGAGAGTATCTCATGCGCATCTCGTCTTTGAAGGGGTCATAGGACTCAGCGAAGGACCCCTCACCCTTGTCTGGATCGTAGTGGAAGATCCCCTTACTGGGGAACTTCCACCAGAAAGCCAGGCGCTCTTTCAGAGGGGTAGACAGAGTCAACGACGGAAACCTGTGAGGAAGAGGAATTCTTCACGAGCAGCTACGACGTCGCGGAAGAGCCCTCGAACGCAGGAGGTGACAGTGACGACCTCAGGCGTGTGAACCCCTCTACATGACATGCAGCCGTGTTTAGCCTGGAGAACGACCATTACTCCCTTGGCGTCGATCCCCTGATAAAGGAGGTCGGCGATCTTCTCGCCCATCGCTTCCTGGAGACCCGGACGCTCGTGTCCGACAGCATGAACAAGACGTGCCATCTTGGACAATCCGATGACGCGCTGGTTAGGTATGTAACCAACGAAAGCCTCTCCCTGAAACGGGAGGAGGTGATGCTCACATACCGCCGTGAACGGAATATGCGCCTGGGCGACGATGCTGCTGATCGACGTGTTGTCGTGTACCGCATCGAAGCCTTCTCCGAGGAGCTCGATTGCATCGAACGGCTGGAAGAATTCCTTGAGGTACTTGATGAATCGTTCCGGCGTATTGGCGATAGACGGATTTCCTGGGTCACAGTCCATCCCGAGCTGCTCGAGAGCGGCACGTATCGAGTGTGCTGCATCCCTATCCCGTTGTCCTTCGGGAGGGAGCTTCTTCTCGATCATCTCCCTGATGGGAGACTGAGAAGGGCGACGGTACTCGTATCCGGGAGATGTAGCTTCATTCACGGCCGCTACCTTCCCTTCTCGCGGGCGTACAGAAAGGTGTGCATCTGCGGACCCATTGTTGCTCCCCACAGTGCTGGTCTTTTGAGAAACTCGTCCGCGAGCCATCTGTACCTCTTGAGGATTGCTTGTTTCATCTTGTCGTCGTCTGGGCACTCTTGCTCTGTCGGAGTGCCTACGCTCAGGTAGAAAGGTGTCGTAGGCCACTTCTCGTGGATTGCCTGGGCGAAGTCGAGGTCCTTCTCATCGAAGACGACGACCTTCAGGACAACCCTGTCTTTGCCGAACAAGCGGTGGTAGCTTTCGATAGTGTTATGGTTGATCTTGTGGCTCATCCCAGAGGACGGAGGCTTTGGTGAGCAGGTGATGAGGTCTACGTACTGGAGCCACATAGGGTTCAGAGTCCCCTGAGTCTCAACAGCTACCTTCATTCCTGCTATCTGGAGGGAGCCGACAACGTACTCGAGGTTCCACATGAGCGGGTCGCCTCCGCTCAGCGTCATCCAGACGTCCGACCCGTTTGGCACACCGTCTGGAGGTAGCAGAGTCATGACCTTCTCGACGATCTGCGACTCAGACAGGTAGGTGGCGTTCTTCTTGATTTCCTTCGGCAGAACCGCTTCCATCTGGTCGCACCAGGTGCACCGATAGGCACAGCCACCGGTCCTGATGAAGTAGGAGACCTGACCTGTTAGAGCTCCCTCACCCTGGATGGTGGGTCCAAAGATCTCCATGACCGGGATGTTCTTTGCGGTGTTAGCCACAGTGTTACCCTCTGCTTATGTGCTTGCGATTCAGGTACTCGACCAGGTCGCTAAGGGCGAGCTTCGTGTCGTCAGAGACTTCACCCGGAGGAGCCGTTAAGACAGGCCGGTGGACTGACTCAATGTCCCAGACACTTCCTCCGTATTCAACGTACTTGCCGTTGCACTTGCTGAGGTTAACCTCCTCGACGAACTCAGGAGAGTTGTTCGAGCACCTTACGGCTTTGTAGACGGCACTCCCCTCAGCATTCAGGTAGATCTCCTGGATGTCGAACAGGGCCAGACTTCGGGAGTGCTGTAGGCCAATCACCCTCTCCCCGACAGAGAACTTCGCAACCATTGACCGGCTCCACGTATTCCTTATGCTGGGTAGGACGCGCAGCAGTTCGGCGTTTCCCAGACGCTAACGCGATTGAGATAGGCGACCCCATTCGACCGAACATGGACATCCTCCTTCATGAGGTTGTACCAGAATTCTGCGAGGCGCTCTGCCGTCGGAATGAACGGCACAATCAACAGCTTGCGTGGAGCAAGAGGATCGTGGCCTTTCTCGACGACGTCGAAGAGGAATGGTAGGGTCTCATCCCTCACGTGGGTCAAACTTTGTAGGACTCCGATAGGGTTGTTCTGGTAAGGGTCCAGCATCATAGCCGCCCAAGGGTCGTCGCACCAGAGGATCATGCCATGATCACACATCCGGTCTATATGGTGCATCATGACTTCCTTCAGGAAGCCGAAGTCCATGACCATATCCCGCTGCTCGTCCTTATCGCCTCCAGGAAGATGGATGTATGCTCCACCCTGATGCTCTCGGGTGAGGCTGGCCGACTGACACTCGGCGAAGATCTTATACCGATGCCCGTGAGGATTTGCGCACTTCGACCCGTGGGTCGGCACACGGTGTCCTGCGTCGATCTCGATGCAACGGTCGATCTTGAACGTCATATACGGCCCTGAACCTCCCCTCGGGTGTTGGATACGTAGTGTAGTGTAGTTACTCGGCAGCTTCGGCCATGTAGATGGTCGGGTCTTCGACGCCTGCCTCGATAAAGGCGTCCCTTCGTGCGAGACAGGTTGCACAGGTACCGCAGTGTACCTCACCGCCCTTGTAGCAGGACCAGGTCAGGTAATACGGTGCGCCGAGCTGTTTACCCCGCTGGATGATTTGGGACTTCGTCGAGTGTACGAAGGGGGTCACCAACCGGAGCTTGTGGTATGTGCCGACGTACAGCGCGTTGGCCATCGCTCCGACGAACTCGGGTGTGCAGTCTGGGTACGCCCAGTTCTGCGCGTCCTCCGCGTGCGCGCCGAAGTACAACGTAACGTCGGCGTTGTATTCGGGGTTGGGTACGTTGTCGCCTGGGATCGTACTCTCCATCGGGAGAGTCATCTTCGTTGGGTCGAAGTGGATACCTGCGATATGTGATGCCAACGTCGCCAGGAATAGCCCGTTCCGAAACGGAACGTAGGTAGGGGACACCCCCTGGATCTCCGCGTATGAGATGTTCGGAACCTCGATGGACGGGTCCGTCAGCATAGAGCGCGGGAACGAGACTGGTAGGATGGTGTGAGGCCGGGCATAGTACCCTGCCACCGCTCGTGCCGACTCCAGCTCGCGAATGTGTCGCTGGCCGTAGTCGATCGACACACATCGGACATTGCGCCGCCCTACGGCTGCAACAGCCTCCGCGACGCAGGTGGTCGAGTCAATGCCCCCTGAGAGGAGGACATACGCCAAGGTCTTCATTGCTGGTTACCCTCCCATCCGGGTGAACTTCTCGAGGAACTCCGGGACATCCCGGCAGAAGGGGACTTGGGGGTCAGGCCAGTGATCCTCAACCTTGATATAGAGGACCTTCCAGGCATCGACGCTGTTGGTGCCGTCGAAGATGTATCCGACAACAATGTACTGGTGTTTGTTGCTGTTGTTCGTCCAGACCGATCCCTTCCTCGGCTCAGCCGGTTTTGGTGGGAGGACCTTCAGGACCTCAGATAAATCGTTGAGTGGAGGCATTTCGTTCCATCCTAACAATCTGGTTTCGGAGCGAACGGGGCGAGGCGGTTTAGGACTGGTACTCCCGCTCCGGTGTACGCTCAACACGCGCATCCTCACTCAGCTCATCAGGCTACGCTTCGCGATCCGGGGGCACCAGATCCCTACACACGTACCTGAATCTCGCCTGGCGAACTCTCGATGCATGATTAACGGACCCCGTTCACACCCACGCGACGACGTCTAGCTCCCCGATAGGGCTAGACGTTCGCGAAGGCTCCCTTCGCCGCGGCACCCGACTGGTCGGCACCCGGCGGTAGGATCTCCCGCACGTTGTTGCGGTTCTGGCCCTCGTAGCGCCGGATATCAATCCGGAGACGTGCGCGGGCACCGATCAGCTTGCCTTCGTCGGCGACGGCCTGCGGATCGAACTTGGTCGTCAGCAACGACCGAGCGTAGGAGACGAGCTCGTCGTCACCGCCGACTCGAGTCAGGAAGCGCTTGATGCGCGGCAGGCCTCCATCGGTGAAGGTCAAGTGCATCCATTGCCGGCTGCGATTGCCCTTCTCGTCGGCGAATTCCTCGCTGTCGAGCTCCCAGATGGTGGTCCACATATTGTTCTGGGACCGCTGGGACTGGCCGTATTCCATCTCGATCAGCTCGGCGTCGTAGATGCCGCGTGGGACGAGCTTGTACTGGATGTTCTCGGAAGTGCCCGAGAGATCCACCATCATCCCGCCGCCGTCTTCGTAGTCCATCTCGGCGCTGTTGTCGCCGTCTTCGCCTTCGCTCCCACCAGCACCGCCGCCGGGTTCGAATTCGCTAAACGCACCTTTTGCCATTTACGTATCCTCGTTCAAGGCTGCTAAAGGAGACACCCGAAATGCCTTCCTGAGGAGAGGCCCCGGGGCTCATCCTAGGCTGGATGCCTAGGATTTCGTTGTCGCTCTCCTGGGGTTGGACACTGCGATGGGAGCCATCGAGTGCATTCCTCCCTCTAAGAGGCCGACTGATTCACCGATGAACTTGATTGTAGGATTGTCGAAGTAAGGCTTCTTGTACCTTGTGAATCGACTTTTGGCTGCGTGACGTGTCCCTGGCTGGATGTATAGGCGCCTCGGAGCTAACACGTCCGGGACTTCTCCTTCTTCCGCTTCTTGGCTCTGCAGGTCACCAACGACTAGGTGACCTACTAGGTCAACGAATCCTTGGACCTCTGAGGCCAGCTTGCCCGTCATCATCGGCCCATAGATGCGCCTCTTCTGCTCGTTCTCTTTGTACTGTCTCGGGCAGGTGAAGAGGATGTTCATCGGGAGATTCCGGAAGTTTCGGATGAGCCGATGAATCATGTTCCTCTGCATGCGGTACTGGTCCCAACCCTCAGCTTGAACCTCCTCGTCGATCATCGTCTTGGCGCCGACACCGAGCAACTGCATCATGCACTGGTTCTCGGCCTCGGCGAGGCTGTCAACAATCGCCGTCTTGTATAGCCGTAGCCGATCGGGGTCCGGGATGGTGGGCATGACAAACTTCTGCAGACGCATCAGCTGGTCGATGGCGTCTTTGTCGCCGTTCGATGCCCGATCGCGTAAAGCACAGTGGGCTTTTAGGAATTCATGGACTTGGCCGAGCGTCTTATAGTCGAAGACCGACACGATGTCGATCATGTCGAAGTGGTACTGGGAGTCCGGATCGAAGAGGGTTAGCTCGCCTACGTCCGTCGAGATAAACAGAACATCTCGGAAGACATCGATCTCGGATGCTGTACCGACCAAGAAGGTCTTGCCTGATCCGTACTCGCCGTAGATCAACGCCTTGAGCCAACGAACAGCATTTTGGTTCGACTGAATGATGAACGGCGGCAGGTTGGATGGCTTAACCTGGGTGTCCTGTGGTGGAGCCACAACCTGCGGTGCAACCGTTGCAGGAGCTGCTGCCCCATTGGTAGGAGGCATAACCTCAACCTTTGCCTCTGTGGCTTTTGTCTCCGGGCCATCTTCCGGCAAAGAAGCTGCAGGATCGAGAGCATCTGGCATTTAGATACCTGGAGTTAGCTGACGAGCTGGGGCAGGAGAAGATGATTGCGCCAGAAGGTTTCCGGAGCATCACGACGCATAGTAGTCACTTCGAGCTCATGCTCGTAGTCCTCGCCAGAATCGATGCCGATGCACGGCGTCTGGAAGGGGCAGTCCCACGAGCAGTCACGAGTTGGATTGGGGTAGATGGGTGTGTTGGGGTTAAGCATCTCTGGAATCTCCATCAAGATCTTCTGGTACTCAGAAGCTACCTGATTCTCATTCCGTTCGACGTAGTCACGTCGGATGAGATGGTCTGCCGTATGTGATTCTTGTGTATCGAGGAACTGGAGGAAGAGCCTATTTTCTGCCGGCCAGACTCTTTCGTCATTGCCGTACAGGTTCCTGAGCGCATTGATATACATCGCTCGGGAGGTCTTTTGTCTCTTTGAGGTCGAGAACAGCTTAGTGGAGGCTAGGAACGCAGGCGGCTGAAGGATCTGTTTCTTGTGTTGCTGGTAGATCGTCCCTGCAATTTGGTAGCCCGGGTATTTAATACCTGTACCCCACGTATATGATGTCACCTGTTGGTCGGTCTCGAGATGCATCCACTGGAAGTTCTTGGCGGACTTGTACTCGACGACCCATAACCTCCCCAATTCGTCGATAATGACACGGTCGATTGTTAAACTGTAGAGGATTTGGTCGTATTCGTCTAAGATACTCGGATCTGGGCAATACGGGATAAGATGCTCTTTGGGGATCTCAATGAAGATTTGTACCTCGACCTGAGGTTCTCCATCGACAACGAATGTGGTAAGAGGATCGCGGTGTTCGAGCCACCCCTCGTAGTAGTCCATCATCCCTTTGCCTAGTACCAATAGGTCTTCGGCGTCGGAGGGAATCTGGAGACCGGAGTTCAGAGTGGCATCGTAGTATGCCTGCAAAGCGTCACGAGGATGCTCGTGGTTACGTGGGCCGTGGAAATCTTCGAAGCAGTAGTGTAACCCCGAGCCTAGCCACAGAGGGCTAGCAGCCTGGTTTGATTGGAGATTGCGACGCTTGGAGTCGGCCCAGTTCCACTTCCTCCGGCACCTACGGTAGGTGATCCGATCGGAGGTTCTGATGTAGGCGGTCCGTTTCTTGGTGGCTGAGGAGAACGTGGATTCGATATACAGGCCGATAGAGTTCCTTGCCTCACCGAAGATATCGATGGGGTCTAGTTCCTCTCGGGCTGTAGTGTCGAATTCGAACTCTTCGTTGTTCATGCCCACCCTACAGGTTTAACACCAAGTTCACATGATCTATATTATATAACGAATGCCTTAGGGAAATCTAGGTCAATTTTATGGTCTACCTTTGTCGAAAACTGTGTCAACCGCGTTTCCGTAACCTAGGCAGGTCGTAGACATCTTCCACGCGGCTAAAGGGCTGGAGGTCCTTCTCCGTCGGAGGTAGGGGCGGAGGCTTGTGTACTTCAGTATCGTACATTGCTGTATAGGCTGAAAGGGGATAAAGAATGTTCTCTACGGACTCTACCAACGCAACACCGTCACCGTTTACCTCTCTCCGTCTCGCTCGGGCCTCTTTGAGCTGGGGGTAGCACTCCAGTGCTCTCAGGTTGTACCTCCCAATGTGACCCCAGATGAGTACTCCCCAGGCTCTCGCCAAGGGCTGGATCTCAGCTCGGGCCCCCGCTATCAAAGCGAGCCTGCGGTAGATCAATGCCATGACGGACTTTCATGATGAACTACGGCTTCGGCTTTACTACGTCGCTATTAAACCTTTTGAACTCTTCGAACATGTATCCGCCCTGAAGCTGGTCAGCAATTAGCCTCAGAGCTGTATCGAACCCCGGTCTCAGTAAAGAACATAAAGCCAGAGCTAGTAAGGTCAGCTGCCGATCTTCCTCGCTGAGACTGATAGCTCTTGTCGTTACATCCGCCATTCGGTCACCTGTTGTCGCGAGCTCGGATTAGGACGTCTCTGAGACGTTTGTGCGTACGATAGACGTCGAGGGTGTGGCCGGCTTTCTCGTCGAGGACAGGAGCCATCAGCTCAAGGTCTACACCCCCAACATGCATCGGGTAGTAATACGAGATACTGGCCGTAGTCGTCATCCTATGCTGACGATCTTCCGCTTGGAGGTTCTCGATTAAACTCCAACTGAACCCATTGAAGTAGGCCCACTCAGCGGGAGTCAGCTCGAACGACTCAGCGAAGGCGATTGAGCAGACCGCGATGCCTCTGGTCTCCTTGAAGCTCTTTGCATGGTCGACGATCTGCTGGGGGTTCATCACACCCCCTCTGAATGAGAATACAGGCGTGTCGGGCAGTCTCGTTGAGAGGAATGCAGAAATGTACTGGATGGCTTCTGCAAATGGAGTGTATACTACGAAATGGTGGTCTTGTGTCTCCTCGATCATATCCCCCAGGTACTCCAGGCTTGCGCCCCACTCTGGGAATGAAGGATCGAGGATCTTCGGCGTACACAGGATCTGCCTTAGCCTGAGGAGCTTGACAAGCTGGTTCTGGGCGATGATGATTTCGCCGTCACTAAGCTCCCCGATGAGCTCGGACTCCAGCTGTTTATAAAGCTTTAGCTGCCGTGGTTGCATCTCTGGGATGCGACGGTCTAGAATGCGCTGCTTCGGAGGTAGCTCAGGAAGGACGTCCTTTTTCTCCCTGCGGATGAAGTGGGGATAGATCTTCCTGCCAAAGGCTGTTGCTGCTGCAGGATTGAGGCATAAGACCTCCCAATGATCCATCTCGTCCCTTTGCGTTAAGCCGAAGGTCTGGACGTAGTTCCAGTAGGACGAGAAGGCCTTAGGATCGCAGAGGTTTAACAGCGCCCAGAGATCCCAGAACCCTTTACGCATTGGCGACCCTGTTAGGCCCCAGAAGTACTCGCACGCTACCTTCTTCAGGGTAGCCCAGTTTTCTGATTTGCGGTTATTGGCTCGATGAACTTCGTCGTAGATGAGTACAGGCAGACCCTTAGGTGCAATCCCGCTGTTGAGGTCGTTGCGTAGGACCTGGATGGTGCAGGACCCAAACCAGGTATAGTCCATGTCCTCCCAGATAGCCTGTCGCTGCTTGGGAGTACCTGTAATGGTCATCGGAGGCTGGATGCCCCATTGATCGGCCTGCTGGATCCATACAGCTTGAGCTGCAGGACGCCCGATCAGCAGAGCAGGCCCCTTCATCCCGATCTCGCGCCAAGCCAGAGCTGCTGTACCTGTCTTGCCGACGCCCATCTCGTCGCCAAGAATAACCTTCTTATTCTTGACAAGCTTCTGGGCCCCCTCGATCTGATAGTCTCGGGGTGTGACCAGTAAAGGCTTCATAGCTATCTCTTGTTGTCGTAGTCGTAGTCGGCCCGAGGTACAGGGCGCGGGACAAGCCGACTATCAGTAGATGCAACTGTGGAATCCAGAAGCCCGATATGGAGCTGTCCGTCCGACCCCTGCTTGATGAACTTATTCTTAGATAGTTCAAGGGCCTGCTCCTCCGTCATCTTCACCGTCGGTCGGCCTTTCGTCATCACGTAGTGGTCTCGCCCTACTACGATGATAACAGTGCATCCTAGGTTGGAGACATTGATCAGGTGCGAGCGCATTGGCTCGTTACGCCAGGCTCTCGGGTAGGCCGGGTCACAGTGGGCGAACAGAACCATATTGTCCTGTACCGAACCCATCAGTACTACGTGAGAAACTTTCGGCTTAAGGTTGTACTCCAGTTTGGGTACGTCATCCCGAGTTAAGGACTGTAGGTAGATGCATTGGAAGGTCACGCAAGCCTGAGGTCTCACAGGGTAGATCCGGCAGCCTCCTCCGTGTCCCGGTTTGCAGTGCTTGCACCAGGTGTTCCAGGGCTTCTCGGGGAAGTCTACCTGCCCCTGGGTCATCTGGGCAACAGCAGGCTCCGGGTCGATGTGCAGCAGCTTGCAACATAGGGCGCAATCTCCGCACCCTTCGTCCGTGTTAACCTTGGCCGGGGTCAGCTGGCTTTGCATAGGCTATTCCTGCCCTGGTGCGTGAGAGGGTGTCGTAGTAGAACTGGTGGAGGAATGACCGCTGGAACGGATCGCGGCCCTGCTTGTGCATCTGCCACATCCACAAGGCTCGACCAGTACGACCGTTGCCGTCCATGTACGGATGTAGATCCTCGAAGAGGAGATGGACCTTCCAAGGATCTTCATCCTGGTTGGCCATCAGGATGATCTCTTCGTACATCTCGACGATGTTTGATCCTCCTGGCGGAGGAATATGGTTGCCGACATAGACGTCCATGCCCTTTAGACGTCTGAGAGGCTTGTCTGGAGCGATTATCTCTTGGAACCTGTTGAGAATGTGCAACGTCATTCTCTTCAGCCCTAAGAGAGACATGTAAGCGGCCGTCTCTTGGATGTCCTTCGGCTTGATAATGCCCTCTATGATATTACTTTCACGGATGAAGTCCTCAAGGGCCTCCGACTGCATCATTCCCCTGATGAAACGAGCTGCTTGATCTTCTCGACTGTCTTGGTTAGAATTCGACTGCATATCTCGTACTGCCTTAGATGTTTCGTCCGCTCGAACTCTAGGTCTGTAGTGTTCTGGGGATTGTCAAGCTCCGAATCAAGGAACTCAACTTGACCCAGCACTAGGTCCTTGATCTCCTTCAGTTCCTCCAGTGTATAGTCGTTGGAGTCGGAGCTCTTCCGACGCCCTCGCCTCAAGCTGCCCTGGGGAGTAGGAGTGGGAGAACCCGAGCGAGACGAGTTGTTCGATGGCATCTTCCCTCCCGGAGAACTCGTAGTCACCTGCCTTCTCCCCCTCAAGTCTTGCTGCCACCCTATTGTTGGGTCCCATAATCCCGGCGACATTGGCCCTGAGGATCTGCTCGAGCTTTCGATCATCGAACTGGCCAAGCCACAATCGGATCTCGCGCATCCGAGCAGCTGCTACCCCAAAGGCAGGTACCCTTATGTACTTGCACTCTTGAGGTACGAGACGATCTACGGCCTCCTCACCCTTTGGGGTCAGTCTCCACGTCTTTGCTTTCTTCTGTACACCACGGTTGGAGGTCTTCATTGACGGCTCACATTTCTGGTGATGAAGCTAGGTCCCAGCGGTGCTCGGTAACCTGATCGGCCCGCTCCTATCTTTGGACAGTCCTTTGCCGGGCATGTAGGAAACGACGGCCCTAGATCCCAACATTTACCTCGGACTCCAGGACACTCCTCAGAGGTCGGAGGAGTCACGGAAGCCGAGGAAGACTGGGTGTCTGGGTTGCTCGAGGGTTCCGACTGGGAGGTATTTATACTTGGCGATTTTGCCGAGGTACTGTTCCTGGTTGTCCCAGATCTCCTTCCTGGTTTCGGCATCAAAGCCAGTTCCAACTTTAGGAGTCCACTCGGGTCTGTGGAGATCTTGTATGACGAGCTTTCCAAGAGTGTTGCCAGGTCGCTTATTGTCCTTATGGCTACTCCTCTTAGTGTAGCCTCTATCGTCGATTGTCGCCTCGTTGTCATTGTGCATCAACTCCTCAAAGCCGGTAACTGTACCCTCAGAGTCCTTGAAGCGCTTTAGCTTCATCATGTAACGTTCTCTCAGGGTCGACCTTCCCTGCTTGTAAGGAGATGCTACCCACTTGAGAATCGCCCCTTCATACCCCTCGGTTACAAACCGTTCTTCCAGTTCCGCCACCTGATCGATTGAGGTCACCAGATGCTGATCTACTAACTCGATGAACTCCGCCCCGGGATGTCCCATCCAAGGTCTGGTCTGTAGGTACTCGTGACGGTCCATGAAGACTCCGTCAAGATCATGCTTGTCAAATACGTAAAACTTGAAGTCGGGTCTGCCTTCTCTTGACATCACTCCCGAGCTCGATCGGGACATAACTCCTTCGCCACAAGGTGCCCCTACCACCAACTCGCCATCTAAGCCTTCGAATTCTGGCCGACTTAGGATCGACCGGATGTAGTAGTTAGGGATAAACTTCAGGGTTCTGGAGACTAGAACTCCGTCAACTACGGACCCCCTAATTCCGTCAAACTTAGTTGACATGTAGAAGGCATCGTTGGTGGTTACGAAGAGGCTCTCCAGATACATTAGAGACGTATCTACTGCAAGCATTGGTTGCCTGAAGGACATCTGTTACGACTCCTGTAAGGGGTAGTAGAGGTCGAGCTCTGCACCGGTGAACCCGAATGTCCAGGCTGCCGCTTGATGTGCCGTGCGCATGTTAGGCGGAACCCGCAAGTAGTAGCGTTTGAACGACCCATCGGGTTCTGGAGAGCGATTAACGACCTCGAGCATGACGTATGTCTCGTCCTCGATCTCGCCCATCGATCTCGCAAGCTGTGCGTTCCTGAACCTCCAGAGGGTTCCCCAGCGTTCGTCATGGCTGATGCGCTTTGCTCCACAGGCGATCACGTAAGCGGCGATCCCTGAGGGCTGCTCGCCGAACTTGAAGCGGTCGATCATGATCCGCCGGACTTCCTGGTTCCCTTCTCGGTTGATCTTGAATGTAGTGATCAAGTGGGGTTTCTCGACAACGAAGTCTGGTACACCGACTCCACTAAGCACATGCATCTGCCAGCCGTCGTGGAACCTAACTGCAGGCCCATTCTCATTGTGGAGCCGATACCTTGTAGTTCCTGTGCCGAGGTCTTGGTAGTGAATCTCTGCAGGACGCTCGCAGCAGAACACGAATGAGCCATAGTCCATGACCCAGTTACATGACCTACGTAGCGCCCATGCAAGATCTGTATAGGAGTGATCGTCTACTGCATGTTGTCCTAACCATGCATGCCTCAGCTTGAGCCTCCGCCCGTAGAACTTGGGGTCAAGCTTGATCTGTGACAGATGTGGTTCGGTAGCTGCTAGGCTGCGTTCAACTAACTCCCCGTCTTTCCCGTTACCCCCCTGCTCAGAGTACAAGGTAGTATCCGGGTTGGTCTTAATCGAGAACCTGATTTGGCTTGCAATGTTCTCCAGGCTCCATGGCCAAGTTCCTCGTAGGACCGAGCCTCCTCTTCTGGTTCCGCGAAACAGGCTGTCTAGCGTCTCGTTCTCCACGGTCGAGGACCAGTGTCCTGAGACTGTCCCCATAGCCCTTAAGCTGATGTCCAGTCCTCGGGAGTCAAAGACATCTGTGGCCTGTCCGATTAGATACTCGACAGGAGTGTCTCCCCGGACCGAGTTCTGAAGTCGCGCAGGTGCGTGGATCTTGGCGCCCGGGCCTGGACGCATCCCTGAGGGCTTTACTGGCCGAGTGCCTTCATGGATGTCGCTGAGGACCTTGGAGATGACGACCATCGCTTGGGGAGACTGACACCAGATGAACTGTGGTTTCTGGTCCAGCCACTCATTTTGGTTTCCATGGACGTTAGCATGGTGGTGGAAAGTGAGGATAGCCCTCTCCGCTGTCGCACGGTCTGCAGGCTGTGTATTGAAGAAGTAGTCGACAACTTCGTTCATGTGTGCGATCGCCTTTCGTTCGATCCCAGCAAGGTTCAGGTATGAGAGGACAATCTCTCCTTTACTGAGAGATGCTACAAAATCCTCGAGGTGACGGGAGGAGTCCATGCCTACAAGTCCCAGCGTGACACGCTAGCTGCGCAACCCTCAGATCGCAGTGACATCGGTAAGGCCCCTCCCGCCAAATCAGGCGTAGCTGCCGTTCGTTCGTGCGAGCGACAGCTAATCCGCCACGCGCCTGATTTCCTGACGACCAGCGTATTCCCGCTGGATCACAACCTCGTAGAAACCCCTGGGCACCTCGATCGTGGTGTGCTCCTGGTGCTCCAGTAAGGCCACTTCCGACTGGACGTCGATGAAGCGGCGGAGGGTCGGATCCATCAGGGGATCGCTTTCGACCCCGTGACGGAGCTTAGCCAGCTCGCGAGCTCCGCTATTGCCGCCTGAGGGGCCTTCGAACATCTCGGCCTCGCCGGCCTTCGCGAACATGTTGACCTTCGACTTATCCGAGAAGGTGTGGTGGTGGCCGGTGACCTCCCCGTACGCCAACGTCACCTTGCCAGTGCGCTGGTCGCGCTTGACCGTCTGCGTCCCGCTTAGCATCATTGGGATATGATCCTTCGGGACTTCCCGAATCAGGACATCGCCCTGCCGAAATACGCGCATGCTACTCGCTCCTCTCTTGGTTGATGTCGTAGTGGTAAATTAAGATTCTTGAGTATATTATATAATAAGTTCCTATGGGACCTCAACAGGTATTTTTTGGGGCCTTTTAGGAGATAGGGCAAAAATATAGCCGGGCTGAACCCGGCTCTTCTCCCTTGAGGACTATGGACTATCTGCGAGAACTGTAGTCTCCTCCTTTATCGGGGAAGGCAAATGCTGCGACGAGTACAGCTATTATAAACAGTATACCGATTGCCCAACACATCATGTTAGTCCTGCTGCTCAGAAGGGGATCTCGTCGTCGTCTATGCCGTTGGACTCGCGACCGGTAGTCAGGTCGACGATAGTCGGAGCCCGACGACCTCGACTGCCTCGACGCTCTGACCTTTTGTGTTCCCGTTCACGCTCGACGGCTTCTTCGACTTCCATCCGGAAGTCCTCGTCGAGGTTAAACCATTCGATGTTCTCGTCGCACCAGATCAGGTATGAGGGCTCCAGTGCCATGATCTGTCCACAGGTGTAATCCTCACCCTTGAACTTGCCGAACTTGACGACTGTCTCTTTGTACCAATACCTCTTCTCACTCAGGTCAACTGACTGTGCCATGTCACTCCTCCTTTATTGGCTGAGCTTCTCCAGCGTCCAGCGTCTGTTGTGGCAGACGTTTTGAATGTACTTGAGGGACTTACCGATGAACTTGTGTCGTGTCGCTAGTATTGGTGCTGCACTGACACAGCGGTTGTCCGATGTGTCGATTATTAGACCTGCTGTGAACTCCTGACACCAGACCTGGTATAGGTCAGGCAGGTCACTCACCTTGATCCACCTCTCCATCGTTGACATCTCCTGGCCAGCGTCCTTGGGACTTCAGCATGTACCTGAGCTTCTGATATGGGATTTTCATACGGTCGGCTAGGTCGGCAACCGGAATTTTGGTGCCGGGATTATCTGGGTCGTCAATGTATAGACTGTTCCGCTTGTTTCTGGCCTGAACGTGACCGTTTGCCCAACGGGTATTGTCCGGCTCATAATGGCCGTTGACCTCAATGCGATCGAATGAGACGTGTTGTCCTGGGCGAAGACCTGCGTCTCGCACGAAGTTTCGGAAAGCCTCAGCCTTTGTCCTCGGCTGTTGAGAGTATGGAGAATAGAGCCATTCTTCATGTACACATATCCCTCTTCCTCCATACTCCCAGTACGAGTCATGCATAGGCTCGTAGCACCTGCGTACAATGTGGTACCAGATCGTATACGTAGTGCGCCTACGCCAATCAAGCGTACGCTTGTCCTTGTAGCGGTCTACTGCCTTACCGGTTGCCATTAGCTAGCCGGGTCCAGGCTCGAACATGGCGTTTAGGTAGGCAGCAGCTTGGGACCCTTGGAAGCTCCAGCGATGGCCGTGGCATTCGATCCGAACTTCGGTATCGAGATGCTGCATGTGGATAATTCGCCCTGAGGGCTCGTGGATGAGTGGCCTAACGAGCCTACCTATCTCGAGCTTCTCAGGGAAGTCCTGGCACATGTCACACCTCGGCATGTGGAAGCCAACTCGAACAGACTCCATGAAGGCTGTCGGTACATCAAACCCTCTCTCGAAGGAAGTCCATTCGTAGTAGGAATTCCCGAGATAGGTCGTGTACGCCTCAGGATTTGCCATCGGACTAGCCGTCAGCAGTTTGTAAAGTCGCCGAGGACCATGATCGGTTTAGGAGGCATGCGGATCCAGCCAGGCAGTCGGCCGATGAACTCCTCCGGGACCTCCAGGAAGAACTCCATCCGAGTGGAGCGCATATCCCAGGTGCCTCCGTCGTACTCGACAATAGGATTGTTCTCGTCGTCGATCCAGTAGGGAGTCTTGCCACAAGCTACCATCTCTGGGACCGGCTTGTCCTCAAGCTTGAAGGCATGGGCGCTGGACATCTGCATGTCCTGGATTTCGACGGCTCCGACTACCTCTAGAGTCCCATATTTGAGGGCTCTGATCTTCATAGTGGTTACTCCTCAGGTTGGTTTTTGGCTAGTTGAGCAGGTTAGAACGGCTCCTCCCGACCTCCGTCTGGGACCAGACTCTCAGGTGCAGGTACCGGTTCGGGATCTGCTGACGGTTGAGGCGGAGGTACCGGTATAGAACCGATAGGATCGAGACGGAGAGGCTTGGCGATCATCTCCTTGATGGCACCTGGCCTGCCTTCTGGGTAGCCGACGATGTCGCGTGATGCCAGAGCCCCTGGACGTTGGCGACGCACTGCAAAGCGGTCGTCGATGAGGCTGTCGGTGATCAAGGCATCAAGGATGATCGCTCCGCACGACATAGCATAGCCCGCATGGTGTAATGCAGTGACGGGATCATAGTCCTTGCCGTCGAGGATCGAAGCGAAGTGGCCTAGCCCAGCTTCGGCGTAGATGCTTAGCTTGACGGCGATGTCACGCCAGTTGACGGGAGCGTACTTGACTCCTCCATCATACATGCAGAACGACATGTAAGCGACAGCCGGCCAAGGAACGACTTGGAAGGGGACTTTGGTGACCCCGATCAGGTCTTTCGGGTTGACGCCCTCTCGCTTACTCCGTTCCCAAGCTCTCTCATTATCGGACTGCATGGTTAGGTTATCCCGCTCGCTTACTAGGGGTGCCAGAGATTCTTTCCTGTTAGATTGCCTGATGCCTGCTCGACATTGAGGGCATACCGACAATCGGTTAGAGCCCAGCTCGCATAGGTGCTCCATCCGAAGTCGGGGCAACGGTCCTTGACTGGCTGTCCCGAGGCTCGGAACGTCTGCCATGCTAGTCTGCCCCAGCCTCGTCCCAGGAATATGCGTTCAACAAACTGTTCAACTGGGTTGAGATGCTCACTGACGATCGTGTCTACTGGTCCGATGTTCGGGTATGTGACTGCTACTCTACACCCTCGCTCGAGTGGAGAGTAGGTCGTCCAACCCTGCGAGCAATCTACGGTGTCGGTACGTAGGGCGACCCATGAGATGGCTGTCGTAGGGATGCCCATATGCTTCGTGCTGGTGATCAACACCTTATCGCCCTGGAGCTCATAGGTCTCCCCACCATCACCGTTGGCGTCGGTGAACTCATTCCAGGGAGAGTAGCTCCAGGTTGTGATCGCCGAAGTCGGGCCAGTCAGGAAGCTGTCTGACGCTTGAGAGTGCCCGAAGTCGAACCTGCGATAAGCTATCGGGTCGTAGTCGTGTAGGGGAGTTGCTACGTTACCGTCGGGTGCTCGCGATTGAGCCAGGTACTGCATAGGGTCGGAGATCCTGACCTTTCCCGGCTGAAGCGGAGCCAAGGGTGATCCTCCGCAAGCCGTTGTGGCTAGGAGCAAAGCTACGATTGCTGACTTGCTCCTTTGCATCATTACTTCCATTCTCCGAAGAGTAGTAGCTGACAGACGTGACGTGTAGCATCCATGGCATGAGGTCTCCCCTTAAGGTAGAGGCCCCATTGTTCTAGCTTGTCGTCAGTTGCGAACGACTTCCCTTGTTGTGCCATCTGCTTGACGATCGGGATCGAACCCAGACGGCAGAAGGTCTCAGCCACCCCGATCAACCGGGGAGTGAGGAGCTCCTGCCAGCTATGTATCTTGGCCTTCCAACTATACACGCGGTAGTTCTCTATGACTACACACTTGCCTGGAGAACGTTGGAGTAGGATGTTAAACTTGTCAACGCCCCATTCGATGATGGAGGTGTTGATCTGGAATGACTGCACCTGGAATTCCGAGCCTGTCCTGGTCCAAACACTGACGCCTGTGGTCTCTCCAGGGTCCAAGCCTATAATCTCGTACGGTAGGGTTTCGACTGGTGGTCGCCCCTTTACCTTTTGGTAGAACTCGAAAAAAGAAGAGCCCGGCAGCTGCGAAACCGCTCCTTCGCCGACTAACTCAGCAAGTGTTAGCGCCTGGGGCGAGTCCATAAGTTACAGCTACCGGGCCAAGTTTTGAGGAGTAACATGTCGCTAGCTCGATAGCGGCACATCACGTCAGAGTGGAAGGTGTTTACGGCACACCCTCCGAAGCCGTCCCTACTAAAACAGTGGAGGTTGTTTCACGCAGCGTCATCTGTTCGTCAGGCACAACCCCCAAAGCCTCGGGAACGGTCGTAGCATGGTCAACCTAGGGAGCACACGCAAACCGCCGTCCTCCAATACCCCGGGTTTGCCTAGGACTTATGCCCACAGCCTACCGCTTCCTCGCCTACCTCCATCAAAGGAGCCCTCGGCGATGCTTGCAGGCTGCGTACCGGGGCGTGCATCCTGTTCATGACGTCGGACCTTGACAACGTTGGACTCGTCGCTGAGTACGGGTCGCTGGCCTTGCCGATGGTTTGTTTCCGACCAACGTACGAGAGCAGGGAAGGAGGCGCTAGCCTCCAACCCATAGCGGCCCGTACTTCAGCTCACTGGCCAGTGATTCGTTACTCCGCGGCGGCTGCCGATGCACCCTGGTTCGTCTGCGAGGCTGCCGGCGACGCGCCAGGCTTCGGCGGCTGCAGCGAATAGGTCTTGCCGTCATCGCCCGTCGGCTTGTCCTTGTCGGGACCGCCGGGGAGGCCCTTGGTCGCGGCGAAGACGATCTGGTAGGTGCACTTGTCGTGCGGCGGGCCGGCGCTCTGGATCTCCTTCACGATCGTGGCGCGTTCCGCCTTCTCGGCCCACCGGCGCTTGATGTAGGCAGCGCGCGATTCGCCGTTCGGCAGCATGATGCGGGCCTGACCCCCACCCGACGCCGTCAGCTTGACGCCCGCCTGCTTCGCCCGAGCAACGACCTCGCGAGCCGCACGCAGCTGCTCTTCGGTCGGCGCCGGCTTGCCGTCGGTCGGAGCCGCAGTCGTCGGGGCAACCGTTCCCGTATTCGCCATCGATCCCGTCGCCAAAGCCGCCGGCGATGTGGTCGTGGTCGACGCCCCTGCACCCGGTTCGCGAATGGCTTCCTGCGGGCGATCCTGTTGTCCTTGTGCCATAACTTGTCCTCTCCTTGATCTAGTACCCATTGAAGCTTGTAAGCTCCAACTTACAAATAGATTATACAATAGATCCTAAGGGGCACGCAAGAGTTATTTTGCGGTTCCTCTAGGGTAAAATTATGGTCCGTGGAAATTGGTCGGGTCACCTTGTCACAGGTCCGTACAATTCCTTGAGGATGGAGGCCTCCAAGTGGATAGCCAGGTCCTTCTGGTCAATGTTGATGGCGTCGATCAAGTGTTGAATGTGAAACGGAAGGGTACGAGTCTCCGGGCCGCGCTTGTTCCACGGTTTGAACTGCAGAAGCACTCGAGGGTCGAGAGCCGGATCGTCCCAGTTGCCTTGGAAGCAGAATGCTCGATCATCGATCGTCATGTTGGCTGCAGGCTTCTGCGTCGGCCATTGTAGGTTCTGCAGGAAGTCCTTGATCGCAGATGGTGTTTGTAGCTCTTTGGTCGCATGTTCCTTACAGTAGAGCTTCATCGCTTGAATGCCTGCCGCTTCTTTTGAGCGTGAGGAATAGATATTCACCCTCCAGTACTGTTGAGCCCTATAGAGCCATTGGAAGACTCCTGGGACAGGAGGGTCAGCTACGATGTGTGATCCATGCCATCCTGAGGTGTAGGAGTGGATGACACCGTCGAAGTCGACACACAGATCTGGTTTGGCTGGCATCATAAAGCCCCTTGGTGGATGGTGCAGAGGATATGACCGCAGGTTTTGCAGGTGGGATAATGCTCGATCGTGTCAAGGTCAACACAAGGCAGAACTTGCCCGTGAGTCCTCTTGGCTCTGCTTTCCAGTAGGAACATAGCTTGCCTCAGAAGGCTGATAGCAGCTAAGGTTTCGTTGCACGGGATCTGGGAGTTCACGTGTTGGAGCCGTGCGATATCGGCACGCCAGTTCTCCTGCAGCGTCGGACCTGAATGATGGCCTACGTTGCCTGGGTAGTTCGGCCCTTCACGCTTGACATATTCCTTGACGACCTTCTCATCGGGAGGCCCGTCTAGGATGTCCAGGAGGTACCTGTGGCCCGGATCAAGTTCCAACATTGTCCTCGTCCCCTGGGGGTTCGCCTACGTATACGGTGATGGGTGGATGCATTGTACCGAAGATTCTGACGTAGACTGGAGCGCCTCTAGCTATAGCCTCCAGCTCGTCCGGAGTAGGTTCCCACGCTGTCGTCATGGTTGGGACTATCCCAGCTGGAGGGCAGTCCATAACCTGGTCTCTGACTGGCAAACCTAGGTAGCCCTGCGACTTACCTAGGACTCTTGTGGCCCCTTGGATACGTTGGATGTTCATCGGGGATCACTACCATCACCATTGAACTGCTCAGGCAGCCCATATTTATAGGTGTACCGTTGGAAGCCTGGTATACTATCGACGCTGGTTTCTCCCTCGATCCAGGCTTCTCCAGGTCCTAATACTGGAGCCTTCAGCCAGTAGACCTTCTTATTCCGGATACGGGCCCAGGCTATTTCTCGCCGGCAGCTCTCACCGATGTAGTTGCCCGGATTGAGGACTAGGATGGCGTCGGACTCCTCAATCTTGGCATAGTAGACTAGATCGAAGATCTCCTTCTGTTCATCCGTCAGATAGCCTTTGCTCTCTCGGTCCTTATTCTCTACTGCTGGGAAGGCTCCCAGACTGTAGACGATGTGACCCATTGTCGTTAGAGCTTTGTCCCAAGCGAAGAACAGACCTTCGAACTTGGTGGAGCCGCAGAGAGTAATCTTCATAGTCGGGCCTCTTAAGGGCAGCTATTGTCTCTGGAGAAGGTACAAGCATCGTACGGGCATGATCAGGAAGAACTTGGAACGCCGCTTCTACTGCACCGATGAAGTCGTTAGGGAACGATGATAGGTAGTTAGAGGCTACTTGGGCACACTTCTCGACTATGGCTCTCTGCTGCCTATACCTTCGGCGACGTCGTTCATCCCTGCGCTCTTGATCTGTGCGTGATGCATATCGAATGTCGTTACAATCTCTACATCGGCCATTCCGGGTCCTTCCTACCTTAAAGGTATCATGACCTTTAGGGCAGAACTGCTTCTTAGGAGGACCCTTACCGTGGTTGGGCATGTATTAGGCCGCTAGAGGAAGTTGCTCAGGCATTGCAGGCATCCGCACGATGTCTCTGTCACGCCACAAGCCTGGTTTGAGTAGGCGGGGATGCCAAGTAGTGATGACGTCATCGAGCTTCTCGGACGTCTGGTACTTGGATTGCTCCGTCGAGTAGGAGTCTCCCTGGATCTCACCAGTGGTCAGGAGGGCAATCTGTGCGATCCGCCTGCCTACTACTAGGGGGATGGAGTACCAGTAGGAGTTGTTCGTGATCTCCATTGTCCAGCGATTGAAGAACCCGATGTCACCCCAGCCAGCACACTTGCATACCTCGACGAAGCTTCGCCCCCAGCTCGACCTTGCTTTCATCATGGAAGTGGCGTAGCGTACGCCCCCGATGAACTCCTGGGAGTGGGCTAGGATGGTACGTCGCGGACCCACCAGGATGATGAGGTCGTCTGGATGAATCCCTGTAGTTAGGAGGTCACGCTGTTCGATCCCCATCCAGTCCGACGAGATATAGGACCTCAAGACTTCCTTGGCTGGCTTTGCTCGTAGGAAATCTTCGTCCTTGCCCCAGACTCGATCGACATGCTCTTTGTCGTACGGGTTGAAAACCATTGCGCGCTTCGGAGTCAGTAAAGCGCGGGCCCTCGTGGCAAGGGACGGACGGTGTTCCTCGTAGTAGAATTCACCAAGGCGAATGTCGTACGAGCTGGTATTGAGTGATTGCCGATCGAAGGGCCAGATGATGACACGACCGTCGTCGATCGCAGCCAGTGTTTCCAGATCCGACATTACTCCCATAGTATCTCTCATCACCTGCTGTGTTGGCGATAGGTCTGTTTGTTCTGGAACGAACCAGCTGACCTGATATTTAGGACCATACTCAAGGTCGAGATCCTATCAGACATGTACTTCCCAAGCTTGCGGGAGTTAGTGAGGATCTCATTGTCCTGGTACTCATCCTGACCCATGCACCAATCAGAAACGTCTCCCGCACCAAACCGTTCTGACTCGCCCTGGAGATTGGGGAATCTGTGGGCTAAGAAGTCTCTGATCCCCTGGAGCACCCAGTCCGTTGCTGCAATCTGTGTTGCTTGGTTTCGCAGGAGCGTCTGACCGAATACTTGACCCGGGGGTGGCGATGGAGGTACTAACTGTTGGATCTCAATAGGCGCTGGTGTTACGTCCTTGGTAGGATCGACCTGGCCTATCACCGACATATGTTCGTGGTAGTCCGCGAAGACCTCTTGCGATAAGTTGTCTAAGTCGAGCACGCGGGATGCTACTGTCAGAGCTTGTTCGAGATGGGCTAGCCGGTGTTGCGTTCGGAAGTCTGGTTCCCACACTTGTTTCAGGAAGAGATGCAGGAACACCAGGTGGTGTGCGACCCAAGCTTCCCTCCCGCCTCTTTCCTCCAGGGTGTCCGTGACCCAATCCCCTTCAGGCTCTCGCTCGACAAAGGCTGTCTTGAAAGTGACCGACCTTTGGATCAAGTCCTCATTGAGGAATGGAGGCTGGATGGCTGTGAACGCAAATGCCGCTCTTACAGGAAACCTCAGCTCGTCAGTGTTCGTGAAGTACTTTCGCATTTCGATGTGCGGGTTGGGCTCAGTGGTCACTCGACATAGCTCGTCCGAGATGCGCTGCTTGAGCTCCCGGTTCATGAAGTGGACGTTGTCCACCACATGTAGACCGCCTGAGTGGGCCAGAGAAGCTTGCCAGTCCCTGATGTCCGTAGGGATGTTGCGCAGTTTAGGCCTTCCTGTGAGAACTTGAAGCCTGAGGCTGTACAAGCTTGACTTGCCAGAACCAGCCGGACCAACGGTGAGTTCAATAGGGAGTTGGAGGCCGCGCCAGCGCAAAAGAAAAGGACTAATGTACGTGAGAAGAGCCGCATATGCTCGCATCTCCTTACCTGTCTCGGTGACGACTGCTCTCTGATCAGGCGGGAGTTCTGGTTCTGAGAGGTCGATCAACCCATCAGAGTTCGGTTGGTCATTGACTGGTTGTTCGGGTGCTCCCATGCCGATGGTCGACTGGTTGATGACCTCCATCCACCATCCGCTTAGCTTCCCAGCATGAATGCTCTCCGAGAGTTGGTGGTCGAAGTGCTCGAGGACTTGTTCGATGTCTAGAGGTTCAACTTGGTCTTGTTCAAATAGGATCCCCTTAGCCCCGTTAGTCAGTACTTCGATTGGGTTCTTCGGGTCGGGGCTGATTGCGAAGTACTGAGAGTCCGATGCTTGATAGGCAATACCGGTGGGATTAAGGGCATCCTCCTTATCGGTAATGAGGCACAGTACCCTACGGGGTGTCACTTCTGAGAGGGGTTCCTCACCAGTGAATTGTGATGCCAACCACGTTAGTACTCTGGCATCGTTCGCAGAGATGCCATACTTCTTATACAGTAGCTGCCCGAACTTCTGCTCGTGAAACGGGACGGTCTTGTTGTCCTGGAGTTTAGCAGGTATGAGGATCGCTGTCTCACGATCGAAGTAGTATGGGATGTTGGTGATCGTGTCGATGAGGCGCATACCTCCGGCGTCTAACTCTGTCAAGATCATCGACGCAACCTGCTGCATCGACTTCCGGCTCATCTTCCCTTGGAGCTGGGTACTTATGAACCCTTTCGGGTTGGGATGCCGAGGGAACGCCTTTGGGTCTTGCAGTGCCCGTTCGATCAATCGCTGGAGTTGTTCCGGTCCTCTGTCCATGATGTAGTCGTCGAGGCCAGTCTTGAACTCCTCCGAGTCCTCGTCCGCTCCCTCCGGTATTGGCTCTTGGATCAATGACGGGAGGACAACCTGCTTGATCATAGTCGCATGGATGCCCAAGAACACCAGCTCATAGGCTAGCATGGTTGCCGCCCGTTGAACCTCGGCCTTGACGGTCCCAACACGATCAGAATCGTACACGATGATCGGGTGGAGCTTATGCTGGGTAATAGTATCGACGAGGTCTCCAAACCCTCTGGCCAATGTCACCAGTTCAGGTACTGACGTATCAGTTGAGGGGAGTCTTGCTCTCACCGGACCTTTACGCCTGCCTCCGCCTCCACTGTCATCGTCGGTTTGACTGTAGAACTCGGTGTCTTCAGGTAGAACAATAGTACGTGATCGCCAAGAGTCAACACCGCTGAGGGCTACTGTAGGATAGCCGAACTTATCTGCACAGGCGGACTTCTTCTCACCTTCTGTGATGATCAAGACTTTCGGACCTGGAGATCGCACATGGCGCTGCAACGTAGCCCGAAAGTTCCTTGGGAAGTAGATGTGATTGGGTGTCTTCGCGGGTTGCTTGTATTTGACGCCGTTTGTCGAGAAGTCGGCGTTCAAGATGCGAGACCGGTAGAATGTCAGGGGAGCTCCCGAGATGTCGAAGTAAGGTATGACGTACCCTTCCGCCTTCATCGGAACTCTACAAGCAGCCCTTTCTGGCGACCCCAGTATCCTAGCCTGGATGTCCCTAGGTTCTAACCCCGACTTCTTTAGATCTCTTACGACTATTAGACTCGACTCGGCTTCAAGCTCGATGTGGCCTGACGTCGGACCTTGCCCTTCTACCTTACCGTTAGCACCATTAAGCCTCTCATTCTCGGTAGTCGTCATGCGGTGCAGGTCCGACTGTGTCGACCTGCCTATAAACCCAGAGGGCGCTCCCCCACGACCTTCTTGTGCCACAGGTTATGTTGTCCTGTCGTAACGTACGGAACAGACAGCCGGCTAGACAGTACGGGAAAGTAGCTCTCCGTTTTCGCTGCTAGCTTCCAGAGAGGTGGCCTGCTCCCTCAGCTGTTGGATACGCTCTTCCCGGTACTTGTCCGACAGGGACAATACAATGATAGTCCGGTAGCGGCCGAGCTCACTCTGGTGGGACTCTTGCCCACGGATGATGATCCCCGAGTTGATCAGCTGCTCCATGATGGGCCGCCAGATGCGAGGGCTGTTATGTGGCCCGATGCCCGCCTGGAGCATGCTGGGGGACAACCTCGGGTAGATCTCCAAGGTATCCAAGATGCGGATCCTGAGCTGTTCTTCCTTGCTCAGACCGGGAATGGGAACTGCAGACAGCTCCTCTTCCACCTCTTCTTCCAGATAGTCGCTCATTCCGTGACTCCTTCGGACTTCAATGATTCTTTCAGGGCTGCAGTGAGGGTGTCAGAGTTCTGCTGGCGGGTTGAAGGTGCATTATAGGCAACCTCCTGCTTGAGCTGCTGGTCCGTCTTCTCGTTCGGAGCAAAGCGGCACTCCTGATATGGTTCGCCGGTAACCATGCATTCTTCAATCTGCTCCTGTGTCAGGTACCCCAGCTCTACAGCCCTTGCTACGGAGAACCCGGTACGGGTCTTCTCCGAGATGACTGCTGTGAAGTTCTCACCTCGGACTATGTGGGTGTACACGTCGATCCTCATGTCCTCAGTGAGACGGGCTTTCAGTCCCGCTTTGTAGTATTTGGTCAACTTGTCAAGCCGATTGTACTCAGCCTGGTCCGGCGCACACATATCGACGATGCCGCCAGCTGTAGCGTTCGAGAGATCTGGCATCCTCTGTGTTGTGCGCGCCATCTGTATGCCTCTACAGGTTTGAATTGTTATCAATTATAAAATATTCGCCTCGAGGTAATCTCGGCCAAAAATATGGTCATTCTTATGGAGGCTTATAGCTGGTCGACCTCTCTGCTAGCCACCTGTCACATAACACTTCGGCAGCCTTCAGAGCCTCCTCAGGCCTCGAGTACTCCCTTTCCCCAAGGATCTTATGCTTCATGCAGCGGCATCGGAGTAACGCTTTGTACCCTGACCTATTGAATACTACGTGTGGAAATAGGAAGTGAGTACATGAGTCTTCAGCAAGCGGCCTTACATAGGTGAACCTAGCAGCCTCAGCTGCTCCCGGCTTCATTACCATCTTAGTCTAGGCTCCTTGGTCCTTCTATCCAGCCCATGTACACGGAGAGGAATATAACAAACAGGAATAAGAACATGCCGCCAGCAGTCAAGCTTAGCCATGTGATCATGAACCTGACGTGTAGTTCTTCAGGGGTTAGCATGAGTCACCATCTGAAATCTACTAGCTCCTTGGCATCAGTCAGCTGCATTCGCTTCATTAGGCTGACGGCTAGTTCGGCATCTCGAAGTCGAGCTTGGTAGATGTGGATTTGGCGGGCCTTCCGGGCAAGGAAGGACGCTTGGGCCTCCTCGATCGTCTTGCAGGCAAATTTCTTGGTCCACTCGTGACAGACGAACCTCTCGAAGTTGCGGTGATACGAGTCTGAGGCCCCTCCTAGTATCACCCCTTTGGGGGTGTGTCTTACCACTGGGAACTCTCGGAGGTGGACCTTTAATGACCCCACTCCGACGACCTCGTCGTACTCGTTGACAGGCGGAGCGTACCTCCTGTCCTCATAGCGATACCAATACTCTCCGACTGGCGATTCGTTCCACTTCATCAGAGACACCCTCTGTAGTACTCGTCCCACATGGCCTCCCAGTACTCGTCGTTCTCTTTGGTACAGGGAGGGCATAGACTCACCATGTTGGGGTCGTTCTTATCGCCTGGCGTGCCTTCGTAGTTGTACATGGTGCGCTGGTGATACCTAACGACACCGATCGTATTGCCGCACCTCTGACAGCCACGTGCCTCCAATATGTTTATTTCGGCCCGACGCCTGGCAATGTCTTGCAGACCCTCCGAGTCGAAGATACTAGTCTTCATTCTCGCGCTCTTCTGTAGGCTACCTCCTCTTCAAGGAGGATACGGATGGACCTGAGGTGATCGTTGATCTGATCAAGAAAGGATAGCTGGTCGGCGATCCGCTTGAGGCTGATGGCCATGCTCGTCCCGTACGCCCCAGGGTCGGTCATGCTGATATCCGGTTCGAGCCGGCTGACCGTTTGGAGATAGGCGTCAACTCGACGGCCTGCTGCTTCACCTTCACCTGACATTGACTGGACCCCATGAGATGATTAGGTAGTAGTCGGTGCTCCAAGCTGGAGCTGCGGAGTCACCGTAGTCAGTTTCACTCACGTGGAACTTGGTGTGGAAACCCCGATGCTGAGCTTCCTCAGCCAGAGCTTGGAACTTCAGAGCGTCCGTCCCCTCGTTGTAGGACAACCGGATCTCCCGGTAACCCTTGTTGGCCTCCTCGGCAATTCTGTCTGCCAAGGAGTCCAGATGAGCAGCAGCCCCTCGTTTGGCCTCAGCTATGGCCGACTGCCGGTCAAGCTCCTTCTGGCGGGCCTCCGCCTGCTCCTTCGACATTTTATCCGACAGAGCCTTGTTAGTTAGCTCTTGCGCCTGGTATGCATCCATGTTGGACCTCTGTATGGTTAGAAGAGGGTGGTGCTAGCCACCCTCTCCCCTTAGTTAGTTCGGCAGTTGGGAGATGAAGAGGCTGTCCGGCGCATTGAACTGCGTCTCGTACCCACTGCCTCCCCAGCCGCAGCCGGAACCCGAAAAGAACTGCGACCCGTTAGAGCTGAGGGTACATAGTATCTCAACGTGGGTCGGCGGGTTGCCGTCCTGGTAGAAGATCTTGAAGTACCCGCCCGAGCCGACCGGTTGCCAAGCTCTTTGCAGGGCCGTCGCACTGGCGCCCGTCCGTTGCTTGTTCTGCAGAGCCCAGGCTAGATTCGTTGCCGTTGTCGGATCGCTGTACCAGAGGTACGAGGTGTTCCAATTTGGCACGAACCCGTTGTTGGTGTCGTAGCCGGCGTAGTTGCCGTCTGACCGGTAGACAGTCCACTGCGTCGGCGATCCCGCTGCCGGGAAGTAGTTGTATGTCTGAGCCTTGGCAGGGGTTAGGCTGGCCAGGCCAAGGTTCACCAGTAAGGCCAATGCACTTAATGCCTTCTTCACGACTTTCTCCAATCAAGTTACGGGTTTGCCTCTCCTTGCCATCCCACGTCGCCAATTTTCACCGTGGGACCTCTCCGTCTCGTGTTTAACTCGTTCTTCTTCGGCCTCTTCTCGGTCGATCTCCTTCATCTCTTCCCACATAGCTAGGAAGGCTTCCGCCTCAGCCCTGTTGATCTGTCGGTCCAGAGCTGGAATCCACAACCCTTACAGTCGATCGACCTTCTCGTCCTCGTCCATTATAGTGCCTCTGGTTCGTTTTCGACGTCTGCCGACTCTTCGATGAGCTCCCACTCGAAGTCGTCAGCAGACCTGTCCTCGATCTCGCCGTCCAAGATAGCCTGCATCTCAAGCATGGCAGCCCCTTGAGCAGCTGTGGCATTTTGGGCCTCAACCACCATCTTGGTTTCACGGGTCGTGGTTCGAACGACGGTTACCTCGAACTGTGGCATGGGGATCCCTAAATGTTAGTGAACGAAGAGAGTCAAGATCACAGAAGTGATCTGCTTGCCGGATGAGTTCATCTGCGCAAGGTATGGGTTTAACTGTTAGAGTGGAGACCACAGTTACCTTCGACCCAAGGTTCTGCACTTCCTCGATCAGGCATCTGAAGTCACTGTCACCAGAGAATAGCACGGCTCGGTCCATGTATCCTCTGTGTGCTGCTCTCAGCATTGTGACCGCAATCTCGATGTCAATGTTGCCTTTGGTGTCTCCACTGTACTGGGTACGTATTGGCTTGGTAATGGTATTGTAGCCATTACGGTCAAGCCAGTCGACTAGACCGAGGACCGGACTTGACTCTCGGTTCTCGCCCACGGCTGTGAAGTAGTACATCCGCGTCAAGTTACAGTTGTCGCTGAAGACCGAGCGGAGCTTGCCGTAGTCGATGTCGAAGGACATAAGGCGGGTAGTGTTATAGAGGTTGCTCCCATCGATGAAGACGAGAGTACGCTCCTCCTTCTTGATCCACTCCCACTTTTGAGTCGTCATGTTAGTAGACACCTCCTGTCTCTTTTCTCTGTTGCTCGGCAGCTCGGGCTTTCTTCTGCCGGTCAGACACGATGTTGAAGCCAGTTCCGTGCATGCCGGCGTCCTTGACCTCCTGGCATGTAACCCATCGGAGGCTGGTGAGCTTGAACCGCCTGAAAGGCCCTGCGGCCCCGAACTGGATGGTAGCGTATTCGCCCTTGATGGTTTCGATCATGCCGATCTGGCCATCAGGGACGACCACCGCATCGAGACGTCTGAATGATAGCATGTTATTCGTCCTCATCGTCGTAGATGGATAGTGGGAAGTTGTAGAACTTGTCTTGAGCCGCATCATAGTAGATGGGGCTTAAGAGGTCTCGACGACGACGGTTGGAGGGCTTCTCGAGCTCCGCTGCACGTTCATCTTGGATTGCCTTCCACCTCCTGAGCCATCCGGTGTGCTTGCAGGCACCCCGATGAGCGTGGTGGTAGCTCGCAGGACAGTCGCACAGGAGGTCCGACAGGTCCGGGTTCGTACACCAGAGGTGGTAGGTGGTGACCGGTATGCCGTCTCCGTCGTCTTCCTGCTTATGGCAGTCCCAGTTGAATGCTCCCCGAGTAGAGAGGTTAGCTGAAGGACCTTCGGTCTCCCGGAAGGTGTAGTGGTAGTTCTGTCCTCGTCTGGTCTTAGCCATCACTCTCTCCATTTGCTCCGGTCGTAGCCGAGCCAGCGCCTAAACTCTGCCGACTCGGTGATGTCCGAGCCATTGCGCTCCGCCAGGATGCGAAGCCGATGCAGGTTGTCGTTCTCCGGACCTGTCCCTCCCCTTGCGTGAATAGCCCCCTCCCAGAAGCCGGGAACCCTCATCAATGAGAAGGGGTCGTATCGCGGTGGTACGGCATGTGAAGGTTGAACCGTGGGCAGCTTCGAGATGTCCAAGCAGTCGAGTTCATTCTGGTCCATTAGCCTTCTCCTCTGTTGGTTTGAATTCGGAGTGCAACCACTCCGGAGACAAGTCGCAGACTGGCCTGATGCACATGAAGATGCCGTTGCCTTGCTTCTCGTCCATCCTATTCCAGTTTGTGAGCATCCACTTCTTGTCCTCAGAGTGGTACCATATATATAGGGATGCTCCAGTCTCCAGATTCATTGCATTGTCGACTGCGTCGTTAAACTTGTCGAATCTCAATCGGACGTTTGTGGTCATGTTAGATGAATCCTACACCTGCTGGTCCTAGTCGACCGTCGTTGTCTGGCTCATCAGGCTGCTGAGGTACACGGATGTCTAAGTAGATGCGTTCCTCCCACCGACGGTGGTCCACGCTGACCTCCATCTTGAGGTTGAGACACTTCTTGATCAGGTCCTCAGTCAGGTCGTCGGGAGAGGCTTTTGGGATCCCGCAGGCCTTCAGCATACGATAGGCGGACGCATAGCTGAATATGTTCAAGAACAGCAAGCGCCCTTCGAACTCGCCATGGTTGAGGATCCGAAGTCTGACCTGAGCGTAGGTCTTTCCAGACCTTATGGACGATTTCAGGTCGTAGCCGATCACCTCGACTTCATAGCTGTCTCGAGGGATCACAGACCACCGATCCTCAACCATGTTACACTCCTACTCCTACTCCTTGGACGCAGCCTCAGCCTTGGCCCGACGCTCGGCGATTTGCTCTTCGATGGTCTTGCCGAGGGTCTTCCACCCGTCGGGACTGTCCAGCAGGATCATCCGCTGCTTGTCGTTCTGGATGACGGACACCCGGGTGCCTAGGTCCTTTACCTCGAAGGCTCCGTTCGAGTTACCTCGGCCGAAAGCCATCTGATAGGCCTTAGCAGGAGTGTCAGCCTTCTCGATACGGCAGTGGTCCGGCATAGACTTCGGACGTACCGCATAGTAGTGTTGGTAGGGCATACTTATCTCCGGGAGGGCTTTTGGACTTTGACGAACGGCCGGTGGTACCCGAGGGCGAACGCGACCCAGTCGATCAGGAAGTTGGAGGGACGCTTCGTCTTGCCGTCCATCCAACGTTCGATCGTCTGGTAGTGAGGGTTTACCTTATGGTCGCTCGCTTGGTAGACTGAGTTACAGACTTGCCCTGCAGTCATACCTGACTCGGTGATCATCCCCCGGATGTCGTCGAGGATGGGATCTACATCGATGAACTTGCCTTCAGCCTGAGCTCCGGATAAGGCTCGCTGGAGGTTATTGGGCCGGCGGTTATGTAGGTTAACTACCTTCGGTCTGGCCACTGGCTGGTTCTCCTGTGGTTAGTTGATGAGAGACTAAGCGAACGTCTCCCAAGGAAAGTGGATCCACACGTGGTTAGGCACGATCATTGCGTAGGCGTCGCATTCCTCCTCCCCTGCGTGCTTACAGAACAGAGCGACCCTCGACACGTTAGGCATAGCCCCCCTAACCGCCTCGAAGGTCTTGCCGGTGTCGCAGATGTCGTCAACTACGACGTATTTACGGTTGTTCGGCATAATGGCGGACTGATTGGGATCGATCATGTAGGCGATCTGGACATCCAGCATGTGAGACAGGAGGGTTGCCGGAACGAGACCTCCTCGGCTGATAGCGACTAGCCCACCCTCGTTCAGGCGGTCCATGATGATTGGATCGGACTTGATCATGGAGGTCAGTACAGCAGCAGAAGCTTCGACGGCATCCCACTCGACAGGGATGACGTTATGGTCCTTGCTCCTCAGAGCTTGTGAGATGCGGTCTCTGATCCTAGTAGGTTTTGTCTGCATCGTCGTCGTCCTCGTTGTTGCTTTCGATAGTAATCTGGTAGCGAGCCCCTTGTGGTGTCAGGGTCGACAACGTGTCGATAAGATGGCGCTCTACAGCTGAGAGCACTCTCGAACGCTGTTCGTCGGTGAAGTCGATAGGTACCCTGACTACCACCCGTTTAGTAGCGATGGTAATCAGGTTGCTACTGAGCCTGTTCTTCATGTCTCCCCTATCTCAATCGGCTGACTGATGATGAGGACCCGTGCGACCCGTGTCCTCCGCTCAGAGCGATCGCCAGTATCAGGCTGGTCGCTACTATGTAGATGACGAAGAACACCGTGATTGGTGATACCTTCTTCTTAGGTGGTAGCGTAGAACTGGAGCTCGGTTGGGACTGTGGATCGAAGACTCCTTCGTTGGTCATGACTATTGGGAACTTGATACCTGTAGGTCCGAATCGATTCTTTTCAGCTACGACTGATCGGTTCTGCCTACTGATCTTAACCGAGACGTCTACGTCGTGCTCGATCGATCCCGGTCCTGCGTATCTTCCCGACTTGGTCTCGTGACATGTAACTACTACGCACGTACCAGTCCTCTTTGCGAAGTCAGCCAGCACCGTAATGGTGTCTGTGGCTTTACCTCTCATCCTCTGAATCGAGTCGACGACGATGAGGCTTCTACCGTCGGCCGCCCTTAACGCTTCTCCCAGGTTGTTGGTCTCTAGGAGGTGGAGGTTGCCTCGTAGCTTCAGCCTCAGAGCACGCTGCCCAAGACTCAGTGCTGACTCCTCCGACGATATGTACAGAGAGTCAGGTACGTTAGACGCTGCCTGCATGAGGCTGGTTGACTTGCCTGAGCCTGGCTCTCCATGGACCATAACGACTGATCCAGCTGCGAAGCCTCCTCCCAGCACGTTGTCTAGCCATTTGATACCTGCCGGTATCCTCTTTGGTGGTCCTGTTCCCACAGCCTCTGCGGCTGTGATCACCCTCCCTTCGTAGTAGCGCGGGCTAGTAGTAGCCACCTCGTCAAGACTGCCGTATAGAACTTCAACGCCTAAACCCAGACTCATGCTTCACCTCTTCGACGAGACGCACGAGAGTTCTGAACTCTTGGTCACTGAACCTTTCGCTCACTGAACACTCGTTAACTACGTCGTTGACGATGTTGACAATGCCTCGAACCTGAAGGTACTTCTTGAAGAGCTCCTTGTAGTCAGGAGGCAGAGGCTGCTCCTCATCCGATACCATGTTGAACTCTCCTTTAGCCGTAGCGGTAGTCGCCTGCGACTCGGTAGGACTCCCAGTCTCCGTTCTCACGGGCTGCCAGCTTGCGGTCTTCAGCGTTCTGCTCGAGTTCCTCAAGACGTTCCTTGGTTATGACCCGCTTGCCCTTGCAGGCTCCACAGGCGATGTTGTACATCCCACTGAAGTACTCCTGCTTGAAGTCAGGATCGTCTCGGAAGTCCTCGGCAGTTAGCCCGTGGGCGTCGATGTTCGGGTTGACTGTCTGGCCTAGGCCATTGCACACGGGACAGACTTCGTACGTGGTCTCGCCCTTCTTGACCTTACTGTCGTCGTCTGGGGCAGTACCGTAGTTGAGGCATTCGCCGACGTCTTCACACTGCTCGGGATCGACACAGTCGCTGCAGATCTTTATCGTCATGATGGTGTTACCCTTCTCGCTTGCGGTTCTGGAATGCGTCGAAGATGCTTCTGAAGGTTTGGTCAACGTCGGACAGCAGGTCCTTCTCGCTGTTCGTTAGTGGGAATCCCTTGTCCCTCGAGCGTAAGATCACGAGGGACAGCTTGGTGTATAAGCGTTCAACTGCTTGGTCTACTGTTCTGTAGTTTGCCGTGTCGGACCAGTCTTTGAGGTCCTCAAACGTAACATGCTTGATCTTACTGGCCTCAGAGAGTTTGAACCGGTCTGCGTTATCATTGCTTTGGAGCATTCTACCAGCCTCTTGGCTTCACCGTGGAGACGATAATCCTTTAACACATGATCTGAAGGGCGTCTATGTATGGGCTTCCAAATGCGCAAACGTTCAATCTTCTTTTGTTCCCACGCCTCTCGAATGGAGCGGCACGAGGGACGATCTAACCATGTTAACTTGTACATGTAGGTCTTTTCGACGTAAGGGTCAAGGTAAACCCGTTCGATCTGATACTCGCCTGTCATGGCCAGAGGCTTGATGTAGTTCCGTGCTTGCTCTGCAGAGATGAACACACGGATGACAGTCAGGCTCTGTTTATGCACGACACCGAAGTAGATCTTCTCCGGGTCTACCTTGCCCTCCGTCATCGGGCTAGTAGGAGACCGTGATCGTGATCTCCTTCGGCGCCTCGCCGTTAAAGGCGGTCTTCCTGATGTATTGTGTGCCGATCTTGCAGCCTGGGCTGTTCGGAGACTGGTAGGTCCCTCCCCGGCCGTCTGACTCGCGATAGAATAGGGCTCCCGGAGTCGTACGCTCCAAGATCAATTTCACGTTGAACTCTGACATGACTTACTCCTCGACTACTGGTTTGGGGAGGCGACGGACGAGCGCGATGGTGCGTTCGTCGATCTGCGCGCGAGGCCTCCCAACCCCGCGAGCCCCCTGCTCGGATTTTAGGGGACGCTGCAGAACATTGTTTACATGTTGAGGGCTCATGGGGTAGCCCCTTAACTCCGATATGATGTGGGCGATCGCGGAGTTCTTGAACTCATACCTGTGAAGCAGGCGGATCTTCGCTGACCATGTAGGTGCGTCGAATAGCTCCTTCGTGATCTGATCGATCTCGTCCACGTCCATGCCCGACTCGACCTCGGACCCCGGACCTTCAGTGTTTTGTTTGCTCGCCTGTGCCACTGCTCGTTCTCCTCAGGCTTGTTTCTCGTTGCTTGGTCAACTCTCGTGACAGATGATGACGTCGCCGACGATCTGGTGGGTGGTCTCCGGAATGCAGATCGCATGGTAGAATACCGTAGCCAGTTTATTGACTGGCTTCTTCGGTTTGGTTGGCTTGTTCTGGAAAGGCCCACGCTCGGGATGTTCGAACATCTCCTCCATCGTGACGATGTTGCCTTCAGCGTCGATAGTGTCGAACTCCCATCCTAAGTCGTCGACGATCATCGTCAGGTTGTGATCAGGATCGTCCAGAGGGAGGAGCTTGCCGATCTGTACACGATCGAACGAGTCGCAGGACATTAGTTTCTGCCGTTCCTCATAGTTGGGAATCTTGTCCAGCATCCTGGGATCCCCTTCGGCAGGTAACAGGAGTGCCTTCCCCTTTGGGATGGTCTGCACTCCCTTTATCTCGCTCCAAGGCATTGATTAGTCTCCGTAGGCTGATTTCATCTCGGACTGGAATATCTGGCTCTTGCGTTCCCAATCAGGGTCATCCAGCTTGACCAACCTGGACTCGACTGTATGACCTGTGGACACCTGTATCACGGACATCCGAAGGTCATTGCCGTACATGACCGAGTTGTACCAGTAATGTCCTTCCCGATCGAGGTTCCACCTCTTGTGGTAGGCCTCGTCGATAAGGAACTTGGTACGGCTCATCGTCGTGTCTCAGCCTCGCTTGAAGGGGTTGACGACCGGGAGGGCTTCGTCGTCCTTCCGGTCTTCCTCGATGAGGGTGCGGATGCTGGTAAAGTCGGGCACCTCTCCGTAGCTGGTGTGGACGTTCATGAGATCCTTCACGTCCAGGGAGTCACCTTCCACCTTGAGCTCACGTGCCTTCAGCAGTGTGAATCCGTACCAGCGTTGGCCGGTAGGATCGTCGATGCCGTTCTTCCCGTGCAGATCGCCCTTGTTGTAAGCGAGCGCACGGACGTCGCCTTTATCGTCCAACCCCACCAGGTATCGCTGGCGCTGGATTGCAACCCAATTGAGTTCTACAGCCACGGTTGTTACTCCTCTAAGGGTTTTGGGCAAATTGTTTTATTTTAATTATAACATAAGTCCATATTGGACATCAAGAGTTATTTTTTGGAGCTTTGAAGATGGACAGGTTAATTGCCCTAGTTCTTTTGAAGTGAGGTAGCCCGTGCTATAGCGGGGCCTCCGGCACAGGGCGGGGGAAGGGGGAACGGAGGTCGTGTCCCGAGGGTTTTAGAGCCTGCCACAGTGGATTGCCAAGAAGGTCTTACGTGCCGCATTCCTGTCACCGATCTTCTGGAGGGTCTCCAGGTTGAACTGGACCTGTTTGTAGCCTATGCCGTACACCTGGTCAATGGTGACGAACTTCCCCGTGTCTTTTAGGAAGGAC